ACATGGAAGAGTACAATAACAATATCTCGAATCTGATTCTTGACACTCTTTATATTTATTAAAAGGACACTTTGCCATACCTACACCTCCATTTCTGAGTTAAGTCCTAGACCGAAGAGAAGGTGCTGTAACTGATGAACAAAGTTAACACTAGCAAGATTGTGTCTGTCTAGACCTACGCACACCAAGAACTCACCCAAAGTTGTTATATCTTTTGTTATATACAGATAAGCTCTTTTTGTTGGCAATCTATACCAATCATAGCCATCGTTCTTCCAGCCATTCTTCTCTAGAATCTCAGGAGTGATAGGAATACCTTCTATCACATTAACATTAACTTCTTGTAAGCTTTCGTTTTCATCATAGTAAGTTGCATAGTAACCATCACAATTGCTAATGATTCTAAGACTTCCATGGACATAAACCAAATCTCCTGGAATGTATTCTAACTTATCCATACGTTTTACTTTTTATTATCCATCATAAGAGCCATTTCACATACCTTGTGACACATTTGGCAAACATCCTCAAGACTTCTTGTATCCCAATTATAGTACATTCTTCCGTGGTCTTCGGTTATTACTACAACCTGTCTGTCACGGAGGATTCGCCATATCATTTTCAACTTCTGTTTCATACGCTTTACTCCTTAACTTCTTTAAAAATTACCGATTTTCCATCTGAGCGTACACCTTCACAACATGCTAATTTTATACATACTGGATTATCCTCAAAGAAGCAACCTCTACAACCATTTTGCTCAACTGCTTCAAGAGTGATTCTTTCTCCAACTTTAAGCTCTTTCATTGCTCACCTCCTTTGATAATTAAGTCAAACAACTCATCTACGAATATCCAATCAGACAATTGGAACATATAGACTTGCTCTTCCCACATTTCTTGATATGTATTGCAAGTAGTCTCATCGAGCATAGCGTTCATGTTGTAGAGCTTTCTATTACCGAATTCTTTTGAGAACGCAAGAACCTTTCCGTTATCATTTCGAGGAACTTCGCTAGCAGGGTGAAATAATTCCTTCAATAGCTCATTGATACCCCACTTAGCACCTAGCCCAATAGCTTCTTTGATGTCCTCTTTGTAGAACATTTCTTCCTTTTCATCATTGTTGAAGACTATCTCTTCACCATTAAGCAAGAATCTATCCTCGTAGATTTCTTCCTTGGCAGCTTCTATTTTCTTATCGTCTATCATAATTATCTTCCTTTCTTACTATTTTTATCCAATACCTCTTTAATCTCGAAATATTGAGCCTTTACAAAATTTTCCATCTCTAACTTGGTTATTCTACCAATAACTGAAATAACCCCATCCCTTACAGATACTGAGAAATAATCAGTATTGATAAAACTAAGATTAATATCTATGCTTTCATCATTCATAATCTACCCTTTCTTTTTCTGAGTTCTAACATTCTCCTAGTTCTACGGCTTTCCTTGCCACTAGGATGAATGCCACCAAGCTTTACTTCTGGGATTTCATAATTCATATAGATGGAAGCTTCTTTATTGAGTGCCTTAGCTACTTCTTTAATCAAGGCTTCTTTAAGTGATACACCAGTTGGTGTTACAATTATCTTTGCATCGTCTCTAATCATTGCTCACCTCCTTCCCAATCATCAGTCGTTCCTAGTAGATGTGCTGTCTCTTTGTTGTAAGGAATACAATACTTACGACTAAATCCGATACAACAAAAAGGATATTGTGATTCTTCTTTATAATGAGAAAAGAGTTCAGCTTCCCATACAGCATCTTTCTCATTTCGCCCCAACACTTTATCGAATGGCTTAAACTCGCACTTTGGCTTTAAATCCACAATCTGTTTCTTCTCAGCATCCCAAGCCTTGCCTTTCTTTGCGAGAGCATCAAAGAGCTGCTGTTTCTCAGAGTCAGTTGCTGGGCGGAGACTATAATGAACTCTTGTATTACCATATTCAGCTATAGTAAATTTATCGTCAGTATTATAGAAAGCATAGTAAAAAGCTCTTTCGTCTCCATCTTTATATTCACTTTTTAAGATGAAAATACAATTTGCATAATATCCACCTTTAATTCCTTTCATAAACACAATATCCCCATCCTTGAACACAGGCTGAGCCTTCTCTATCTCCAAGGTCTCCATATTCAGCTTACCACTTAATTCTTTCTCAATGGTATTGATGTATGTAGCGGTACAACTATGTGATGCTTTGTGCCAATCCTTTGTATCCAAAAGACATGAATCAGAATGAATAGACTCTTTGTTACGTTTAACGAATACAGCCTTAACTGTTTGGTATGAAGAATGAGCAAATTCTTTGAATACACAATAGTCGCCCTCTCCATTAGCAAGTACATCGCCCTTCTTCCAAGAAAACTTTGCCCAGTCACGCATTTCCTTTGAAGGAAGGAGAATCTGTAAGCCTTCAGGGTATCCTTCTATTGTACCAAATTCGGAATAAAAACGATGGCTAACTTCATTATTGTCAATCTTATCTGTACACCAAACTATTGTTTTTGTACCTGTGGTGACGATTGTTTCTAATTCTACATCTGTATTATACAATAAGTTGTACAACTTAGTCCCTTGCGGTTTATCCTTTAAAATAGCCGCTATGTTTATTTTTGTCTCCATATCACTTCACTCTTTTAAATTGAACACTCTTTCCGTCTTTTCTGTCGATTGCGACACACTTGAAATCTCCGCAAATAACATTATAAATGTCGCTACATATCTCATCGAAGAAACAACCATTGCATTGTTCTTTCTCTGCCTCAACCACCTTCAAGACGATTTCTGAGCCAATAGATAAATCTTCCATAACTAAACCAATTTTTGTGTTAAACAATACTGATAGTAACTTATACTGCCAACGTATTATGATATTCTTGGCAGCTCACCATCATAAGGAGTGACTTTCAATCCATCAATGAAATCAGCATTCTCAGTTGCTACCTTAGTATTATGCTCATTCATAAACACCTTTTGCGCTGACGTAGAATGGCTTTCAGCTCTAAGCTTACCGAGTGACCGCCAAACCTGCTTGCTATGGATGAACAATCCATGCAAAGGAATAGTCTTTACTTCTACTTTTGTTCCCATAACCTTTATTTTAATACATCTATTCTCTATCTAAATAAAACGGGGAATATCGCAATATTCTCATTTCTCTTCTTATATTAATCTCAGCTAAACGAGCAGCTTTATAAAGCTTAATATATGGCTTGTCTTTGAGATATTGAATAAATTCAACAACAGAATATTCTTTCTTTTCCATAATCTTAACCATTTAAAGATGATAATAACTATTTGATACCCTTGCGCCCAAATCGAAGCAGCCCACAGCATCCGGCTTTAAGAAGCGTTTCTCTAACTTCTCCAAAGCCACTTTATACTTCTGCTCCATGTGCTTGCAATGAAGTCTCTGAGCTAATTTAAGTTGCTCGACAACACCCTTGCGAGCAACTCTATATTGTTTATCGGACATCATAGCCTTATTCGTTCACATAGTTGATTACTTGCTCTTGACCTTGCTCATGCAAGTTATCGAAAGCGTCTTCTATAACTTTAGCTACTTGGTCGCCATTAAGGTTCTCCAGCATTTCGCTTACTACCTCAATCTGCTGGTCTGTTGCTAAAGAGCAAAACTTGTCAATAAGAAAACTCTTCTGTGCTTGGACGAGCATATCATCGAATAAATCCGATACATCTACACTAACTTTATAATATGCCATAATTTGAAATTTTAAACGTAATTAGTTGTACCATACATCATTTGGCATAAGAGCCAATTTCCATCCATACTCTAGTTCATACCTTAATATTTTAAGGTCGTGACTCGTTACAGATGAAAGACCTACAAACTTATTTTCGTACTCCATATCCAAACCATTTAGTTACCATACTTGTAATGCAAATAATTAGCCTCTGAGCCGAAATAAAGCTCGGTATCGCTCATATTTGCCTCCGTCAAGTCATTCTCTACATCTTTATAAGAAGGCACGCAATCCTTAACTCTTTGGCAGAACAAAGGATATTTTGAAGAAACGTCTTCTCCGTCTTCATCATAGATATTAATCTTATCTACATTGTAATATGGATAAGAAGAAATATTTCCATATGAATGGATAACCTTTCTACTCTTAACAGACACCACGATTTCAGCAGGTTTGTTAATAGCATCAAACTCGCAAGTAAAATCATCAAGTTGCGCCTCAAAAGCCGCATCATTAAGCTTTTCAGATAAGTTTTCAAAAAACTTTTTCATTTTCTTATTACAGTTTTTAAGGTGTGTCTCACCATTTTTAATTAGTAACCTTTATTTCTTAATTACGATGCAAAGATACAAATAATATTTGAAACATGCAAGTTATTTAATGTGTTTCTTATATCTTTTAACACTCTATAATAATACGAACAAATAATTTGCTGACGTTAACAAAAAAATCCCCACCACTACATTATTATATATAGTGATGGGGTAACCCCCAAAGGGTATTTTGCCTTTGGGCTATTTTTCTTCCTTATCTACGATTTCAACGAAATCTCCAATTCCCAAACGAGCCTTATTGATACATGATGCTATCCAACCTATCAGATAGGCAGATGGTTCTCCACCATGTTTCATTTCAATATTACCCTCGATAGCATCACAAGCGTGACTAGCCTCATGACAAATTACATTCATACGCATAGCCTTACTGCTACTGAATAAAACAAGAACGCACTTTCTTCCTGTTTCTCTTATGTGAAGTCCGTAATAAGTAAATCCATCACCATTAAAAAAATCGTACTTTTCAATATCCGTACCATCATTATTCAAGAATGCTTTCTTTGCATCCTCAAACTGCAACCCAACCCCAACACACAATAAGTGTGGGTAAATGGGCTGGTCGTATTCGTAATATCCTTTTTTCTTCATACCTCATCGTTTTTATGTTTATCCCATCCACGCCTCGAAAAAGCATACCAAGTATCGCAAATATCAAGAGCGAGAATGTTGCCTTGGTCAATACAAAAATCGCTATCAAAGCCTTCGATATGAACATACATCAATGCTATAGTATCATAAGGAACGCTACGACCTTCAAGACAAGGATTTTTAAAATTCTTAGTCTTGTATAAACTTGTAACAATTGGCACTTGAAGAACGTCTGAAATATTCTCAGTGCTAATCTCTATCGACTTCTTAAACTTCTTCATATTCTCAACTATTTAAATTTCTCAAAGTAGAACTCAATTTGTCTATCAAAGTGCTCTTCGATTAACCCATAAGCAAGCGACATCTTTACTTGGAAAGAAGCCTTACCATTAAGCAATCCTTTAGCCTGTTTAGTAATCTCTGAGCGAAATTGTTCCAAACTCATATCACGCTTACGAAGATGACAAGACCTGCAAGATGGCATATAGTTCTCCATGGAATCATCGCCATGGGATACGACAAACTTTCCCGCCTTGTCGCTCCACCGAGAGTAACACCCTCGATTCTTCGGAACAAGATGGTCAACCTGCATATCCTTATACTCTATACTCTTGCCGCAATAAGCACAATGACCATCGTATTTGCGATATATTTTAAGTCTATCTTCTTTTTTCATATTTTCAACTATTTATGTTTTAAAATAACGCTGACTGCGCTTGTTGTGTAGAGTTTGTGTTGCTTGTAATGAGAGTTACAGCCTTAGAAGAATTTTACGGGCTGACATTCATCGATTAACTTGCGTGCTTCTTTAGCACACTCAGCCACGCATTTTTCGACTGCTTCTGTGATGTCTTGGATTTGCCCCTCACGCATATTGCCGTATTTATCGCAAGTATCGGCTATTATTTTGTAGAGAACACGATTTTGCAAAGCCTCCATATAGTCTACAAAATCCTTGCAAGTTTTGCGTCGAGGTTCTTGCACCCAATCAAGAAAGTCCTTCTTCCAGTCTTTCCATGTTTTGATTTTTATTACTATCATTGCTGTTTATATTTTTTATTTGTTGTTCTTGTGCCCTATATGATATTTGTTGCATATCCTACACCGATACACCGCCATACCTTGTGCCCGTAACTTCGGATTCTGATTCAGAAACTCCCAAGCATCATCCTCGCTTTCATAAGCGACCTTCGCCTTCCAAGATTGACCTTTTCTAAACCAATGCTCAGGATCTGGATGCAAATGACAAGGAATACATTTATTTCTTTTCTTCATAACTTCTTCAGAAATTTAAGTTGAAACCCTTCTGCCTTTTTTATTCCTGGGTATAGTTCCTTTAGAACCTCCCATGCTCTTGTCTTGTGCCGATGCCACATAGTAACCGGATGCACACGCTCACCACTTGGTAATACATAGAAATCTGCCTTAATGGTATCAATATGCTCATAGTTTGCAGCTTTATATATAGTTCCCTTATTACCTATGGACGTATCGGCATAAGATATAAGGTACTTGATTTCCTTATGTGTTGCCCTAATATACTTATGCAAGAGAGATAGGCAAATCGTCTCGCTAAACTTTGGCATATCATCAGACAGCCACATTCTGTCAAATTCCCTCACTTGATGGTAATCCAACACTTCGCCCTTTTCAGTCTTGATGTGCGGTCGGATTCCATACCCTATTTGCATTGCACCCCTTATCTTATCCTTATACAATACCAAAAGATTCAAGCAACTATTCTTCGTTACCTTGTGTGAAAAGTGATGAGGAACTATGATTGCATCTGCTTGCGCCTTATCGCACTCCATCAGCTTTATTCCCTTTTCCTTGCATTCGTAACCGATAACAAATCCGCAGAAGCCTAGCACTGGAGACTTGTTCAACTTTCTTCTTCTCATATCAATGATACCTCCAAAAATAACGTTTGAAATTATCTAGCAAATGCTCTATACAAGCTTTGATTTCGCCCTCTCTTATGAATTGGTTGCAAAAATCTATCAATTCATCACGTACCAACCCTCGTTTTAAGGCTTCGTCTCTCATAGCTCTTATAAGAGCATCCGTTGTTTCTTTATTCCCATTTCTTACAACAGGATTGCAACAAAACACCTTGCACATATCCATAGTTTCAAAACAGACTTAACTGCCTACTCATATTCTTTAATTCGTTATTGGCAAAATCTACTTGACGCTGGTCTATTTCAAAGCCTATATACTTTCTTTCAAGGTTTACGCAAGCTCTTGCCGTTGTACCGCTCCCCATGAATGGGTCTAGAACAACATCATCAACATTTGTCGAGTTTCTGATTAGTATCTCCATCAACTTTACTGGTTTTTCAGTCTGATTAATCAAACCATCCTTATCCTTGCGCTTGTTCGTTGGAATAGGAACACTCAGAATATCAGATGTACCACATTCATTTATCGGTCTATCACCACCTTTGCGTAGCATGATGATATACTCTTTCTGTGCCATATAATAGCGGCCACATATTTTTGCGCACTTATCCCATATTAAGCATTTGGTAAAATGGAACTCACTTTTTCCGACCACATCAAGAAAGTGCATTAAATTATAATCATTACACATTAGATAGCAATGCGACCTGTCCTTTAATATCCGGTACAAATCATTGATGTAGTCCGAAATATCAATATCGTTATTCTTGAATATCTTGCCCTTTCTTGTTTGAGATTCCGTCCAATATCCTCCCATACTCCCTGAGCCACCCCTAGACTGAACCGGATAAGCCACATCGGAACATACGAGGTCTATGCTATCGCTATCAATCAGTTTCAAAAGCTTTCGACAATCTCCTTGGTATATATTATTCAGTTCCATCATATCCAAACATATCTTTTTGATTAAACATTTCTTCCTTAATTCTTCTTTGCGCCACCTTGAAATAATCAACATCCAATTCAAAACCGATGAACTTCCTGTTCGTTCTCAAACACGCCAAAGCTGTACTTGCTGAACCAATAAAACCATCAAACACCAAGTCGCCTTCGTCCGATGATTTCAAAATGCATTGCATAAGCAAGGGGATTGGCTTCTCGTTCTGATGTACCAATTTATCTGATGGAACTCTATCAAAGTCCCATACGTCCTCCAAACGCTTGCCATTTATGGTTCGTCTGCCTTTATTCAAATACAAGATTGGCTCGTAACATTGACCATATTGCGCCTCTAAATCTCCAGCCGTATGGTTGTTCTTTCGCCAAATGAGCACATTCTTAATGGTAAACCCTGCGTGCCTCGCTTGTTGCATAAAAAAGTCCAAGGTCTTGGCACTACAGAAGATATAAGCAGCACTATCATCCTTCAAAATTCGGTAGCATTCGCTCATATAATCAATAATCAATTGCTCATTATCGTCATTGAGTATTTCCTTAGAGAAACGATGGTCGTCTGCTCTCCATCCGGTCTTATAGGAGATACAATATGGTGGGTCAGTAACAATTAAATCTACTTTCCCGCTCTCTATTTGTTTCATTCCTTCTATGCAGTCGGAATTGTATATTCTATCAAATTCAAGCATATCAAATCTCTTTTATAGCGTTAACATAAGCTTCATGAGCCTCTTCTTGCGTATCAAAGCAACCTATATATATTTTCTTTTTACCTATCTGATACTGCGCTTGCCATTTTCTTACACTCTTATTCCAAGTCACACCCAAGTATTCGGAAGAGGTTTTCTTTGCTATAGCAGAATAAATCACATTGTATCTTGCGGTGCAATACTCCAAGTTGTCTACATCGTTATTCGTCTTATCGAAATCCTTATGATTCACCATTGGAAACGCTTCTGGATTTTCCAAGAAAGCCTGAGCTACCAAACGATGTATATAAAACATCTTGCGCTTTCCGTTCTTGTAAAGCCATACCTTCAGATAACCTTTTGGTGTCTTGCAAGGTGCGATTTCCTTTAATTGAGACGTTCTCCCAATAGTAAAAACATGTCCCAGCTTGCTAACATAATACCTTTCGTAATTCTTTATAGGCTTTATATCACCAAGAAACCTTGTTATACTTTTATCTTTCATTGTTACCTCCTTTTTCAAAGAAACTTGAATATATGGCTTGCGCCTCCTTTGTATCTAGCAAATCAATATCATTGTAAAACCTTCTGTACACAACGCACAGCCTTTCGTCATTTCCGGTGTCTCTTGCTTTAGCTATTTGCTGACAAGATTCCATGAGAAATGCACTTATCTTCTCGTAACTTCGCTTCTGTGTCTTCTTTAGCATATCCATGCTTACAAAGGTTTTGTAGTGGATGATATGCTTTTCTTGCTCGTATTCTGTGAGTATAAGCCCTTCCGGAATAGCAAATACCACTCTTCTTGTCTTGTCATCACTATAGAGCTGAACTGCACCTGTAAACGATGTATATATCTTTTGCAATATCTTGGCAATCGGTAAGTCTTTTTTCAAAAACCTTTCTGCAAATCTCTTCAGAAAATGAACGCTCATAGCAAAACAATCTTCGCTATACCCCTCGTTTCTACTCATAGGAATATACTCGTTGGTTTCCTTCAGATAAATGAACAAACCGGAAGCAAATACATCGCCATGTTTTACACCTACAACGATGAGATAATCGGCATTCGGTGTAGCAAGCTCAAAGGTCTTTGTTATTTGTCGTACGTTCTGCTTTCTCATTTCACGTTTAAGCTCATTAGCTTTTCGCATCTGAAACTCATAGATTCTTGTTTCATCTAAGTTTCGTACTCTACGCATCTCACCCGAAGTCATACTTGCTGTTATCATGCGCATTCCTCCTTTTTAATCTTTGACAACCAACAATCCCAGATTCTTGTAGCTACATTAGCCATCATAACAGGAGGAACACACATTCCGCAAGCAAACCAAGGTTTCATGCCATTAAAGTCATAATCCATCGGAAATGTTGATGCTAAAATCGTATCATGTGCTGAAAGATAACTTGGATTATCATAATACACAAGTCTATCCTCCATTGCTGATATGGTATTGCATACCTTATTCTTTTTAAGAAACATATTATTGAACATAGAAAGACGATTATCCATCCGCTTGACAATATCACCGATAGAATTATCTTTCTCATTTCTATGCTCCCAATACTTCATCATTCCTTTAGGAATTTGCCTTCCACAATAGTCAGAGAACTCATCCAAGACAATTTCTTTCTCGTTGAAGTCCATATCTATCTTAGGCACTCGCTCGAACAAATCCTTTTGAACCATAAACGGCTCGCAAAGGTCTTTACGTAACCCAATAAAGAATACCCTAGGTCTGTTTTGAGGAACACCCATGTTACGTGCATTGAGAAGCCAATGCTGCAAGATATATCCGGCATCATTCATCTGTCTATAAATCTCCTTTACGTACTCGATGGCTTCACCTTGTAATAAACCTTGAACATTCTCAAAAACTACTACCTTTGGCTTTAGTTCTTTAGCGAGGTCGATTGAGTAGAAAGCCAAATCGTCAAGCCTTTGCGCCTTCTGACCTTCTCGGAATACTTTTTCCTTTCCCCAAGCCTTTTGGCGGTCACCTGCAATACTGAATACCGAACAAGGGAAACTAGCATCCAATATATCCAAATTATGAAGCTCTTCTTTCATAATATGCCCCCCCATATTGATATTGGTAATCAACTCACGAATATCACAATTGAAAGCGTACTTGACATCGTGATTTTTCAAGTACATCTTCATAACCTTTGGGTCTATCTCATTACAGGCTACAACATCGTAGCCAGCTAGTTTGTAGCCAAAGGAACTTCCACCTCCACAACAAAAGCAAGACATCACCTTACCTTTGTCTTTTGTGAAATTAGCATCTTTTTTAGTCCATCTATAAGGGAACTTGTGCTCGTTTTTATACATTTATCTACCATAAAAAACAATCGTTAATAAAAACCGATGTATAAAAATAACCACAAGTAATATGGTTGTAAAAAAGGGACTCTAACCCTTGAATTTAGATTCTGTTTTCTTCGGCAATGCGTCTTAAATAATCATCCGCTGCGTTATCGTCTATTTTCGACTTAAGAGACATTCCTGTGTTATATCCTATCATTAAGGACACATTCTTGCTCTTTTTCTTGTTCTTTCCATATCGCCAGCCAAAGACCTTTCCTAGCCAAGCTATACCAACAATACCATCTGATACTACTATTGTCGGAAACAAAACAAATACTTTATATATCATCGCAATCTAATTGAGAGTTAAAAATATATCTATTCTGATTCAACCAAAGCTCCACGTAGTCAGCCTTGATTTTCAGAAATTCTTCGTATGTGTAGCATTTCTGCTGCTTACCACCTTTGTTCCAATAATAGGCAACTCCTCCCAAAGAAAAGAAGTCTATCAAGTCCATTTCCTTTCGCTCCGGTTCTTCACGCTTTTTCTTTTGCCTATATCTACTTACAGCAAGCAATATGAGACAAACGCAAAGCAACATGGAAACCAGTATCTCGAATATCAACCTTACATCTTGCATCTTATTTTAAACAAAAAACACGAAACTACCGATTGCAAAGTCAAAGGAATAGTGACTCGGACTGCCTTTCGGTATAGTCCATCGGGTTTCGTGTCTCTAATATCTTATCAATTTCTTAAATCGCCATTTTATCCTTTTTTGTTCTGCGCTTGCAAAGATAAATATTATTTCGCTAACTTGCAAGCGTTTTAGTGCTTTTAATACTTTATTTGCATTATTTTAAACTTATCCTTTTTTGAAGTTCATTCCAAACTCTTCTTCCGTTACCTCATACATTACATCACCACATGCTACTCTTTGCTTGTCTTTTGCCATCAGCAATAAGTTTCTATAAGGTATCTCTTTCACGACTTCTTGGTAAGATAAATGCAGACTATCCATAAAAGATGCAATCTGTCCTAAGAGTGTATCGTTACCTATGGTCGTGGTTTTGCTATCATCCTTGCCGCACTCTTCGCCAAAATTGATAGCGTCTGAAAATCCTTTATAGAGATTAAGGAATAAGCCGTTTGTAAGCCATTGACAACCTCTTCAAGCGTTCCTTTAGATAATTCATCACTAATGGATTCATCGCCTTGTATGAATACGGACAACGCCTTGCAAGCATCATCCAAATTCTTAAGCATGCATAAGACTTCCGCTAAGGTCTTGCACTCTTCGAAACTATCAAGGTATTTAGCCGCCTTGACCAATTTTATAATTGTAGGTGGTGAAACGTAATAAGCCCTTCCATTCACGATTATCGTTACGGTGTCCTCTCCAAGAATTGCATCCGTAATTAATTTACTTGCCTTACTCATGGTTCTGAATATTAAAAAAGGGGAACGGCATTAACACCATCCCCCTCTATCATTTGTTGCCTATGTCTTATTCTTGTTCTACAACCGCAGAGCCTTCCCATTGGTACTCGCCAGCCACACCATCGATCTCGCTTTCCATAGCAACGGCAGAAATACCCAAAGTGATATTCTTATCCTGCTGGTCACCCTTGGCAACGATAGCCGCATTTGAGAAAACGATGTAGTTCCCTGTCTTGGTCTGAGCAACGATACACTTGTTGATATTAGCCAAATCTTGGCTAGAAGACCAACCTACTGCATCTGCCTCCGTTGTAGTCTCTTCTCCAGTTGCCTTGTACATCTTACCACCCTGCAAGTCTACCTTATTCTTCCATGAAAAGACACCAATAGAGAATGTAATTGTCTTAGCACCCTCATCGGTCTTGTCACGATAGTAAACCTGTCCGTTCAGCTCGTTCTTGTACTCGGTAACACTAGGGTCATCCTGAGAATATCCCCATGTTCCCTCATGGCTGTTCTTAACCTCTGTAGCGGTTTTCAACCATGTAGCCAACTTAGCAGGTGTATTTGCCTCGGTAAGAGGAGCACCATACCAAATTCTCTTGATTCCAATAAATGGTTTCATCTTATCTTACGTTTAATGTTTCAAAATCAATAGTAATGTTTGCGTAATGGCAACTCAACCTACTCTCTTGCTCTATGCCGTGGGAGCGGATAGAATAGCGATACCATACATCCTCAGCTTTTCCGACCTCACTGTCGGACAGGGTTTGAATAGCCTTCTTTAAAAGCTCGTTCAATTGAGGATTAGTCTCGCCCTCTATATCTTTGAGCAATATGTTTACCTCTATAGTACAATCGTTGAAATATGTCTTGTCTGCACTCATACGCTTAGGGATGATGACTATCATGCCATCATCGGGAATCTTCTCACCGACCATAGGTTCTTCCCCATCAAGTCCACCCTTTTTCAGATGTCCTTTCAGTCTTCGTTCCATTCCCATAAGCTCCAAGTCATCATAGATTACATGACCTGCATCTATTTCTGTTATCATCGCATATCCTCGATTTCTTTCTTGATATACTGAATACCCGAATCTATAACATCATATCCCCTAGAGGAAACATCTGACGCATATTCCGCTTTGTTGCCAAGGGTCAAGGTGTGGTCATGTACTTTACTATAGTTAGACCTTCTGAGATTACCTGTGCGGTTTCGGTAGTTTCCGTTAGTCTTATCAAGCTCAACGGATGCTTTACATAACCTGTCAAGAAACTCATCAACTTCCCTTTCTCCCTGCGCAAAGAAAGCGTCTAGCTTATCCTTTATAACATCAGACATAGATACTCATATAACCAAGATAATTGCACTTAGGGGCATTATAGACCTTTCCACCTCCTCGGTAGCTTCCATCATCGGAATAGACCTTGACTTCATCACCTTCGGAAATCTGGCACTTGTCACAAACAATATGATATTTCGGTGTATATATGCTACCATTCTCGGTAGTGAAATGCTCGGTAGAGTTGTCATCGCACCGACAACGCCCCATTTCTTTCCATTCCTCAGAAGAGCCAATGACCTCGTTGTACTTGTTGACAACCTTATTCACGAACTTCTTCTTTAATATATGAGGGGAATATAACATAACCTAGACATTTACCAAATATCAGACCTATCCGTGATAGTGGAAAGCCCTAAAGCTGCCACCACTTCATTATCCGGAGCAACACCATATTTTCGGCAAAGCCACATATAGTATTGTCCTATCCTAGAGTAGTCCCAAGAGACAGAGAATCCATTTTCATTCACATTGCTCATATATGGGGCAAGCATAAGTTCCTCGATTACGGAAATCATCGCCTTGCCTACAACCTGGGAATTATCAGACGTATATTCTTCGTCAAGGTCTATACCTGACGATATATCTTCCAATTGGGCATCGGTAATGTTCCAAGCACGCAACTTCTGCGAAATGTATTCTCTTATCTTCATGTGACATCCTTATTTCTGAGCCTGACTCATAGCCTCAGCGATTTTCTTTGCAGCCTCCTGCTCGCTCTTAGTCTTTTCGTCAAGTTCTTCTTCTACATTCTCCTTTTGGGAATTCTCTTCGGTTGACTCGGCAGCATCCTTTTTTGAGTTTTTCTCCTTTTTAGGCTTGCTCTCCTTCTTCTCCTTCAAAACTTCCTTCTTAGGTGTCTCTTCTGACTTCTTTTCTTCTTCCTTTACAGGATTTTCTTTTCCATCATTCAAGACTTCCTTTTTAGGAGTATCTTTAATTTCCTTATCGTCTTTTAGAGGTGCAGAATGGTTATCATCCTGCACCTCCAACATCTTGCAAAGCTTACGTTCGATAAGGGAGTTCATGCGTTCTTCGTCAAAGTCCAAGATTGCACCAACTTCATAGATGGTGTTAAAATGGAACTTATCACGGAACGGACTAATTACCTCACCTCTCATAAGCCTAACCTACCGCTTGTGTTGAGTCCAAAGAGTAGATGGCATCAACGTTATTCAAGATAGGAACAACCATTGCTTGTGAGCTAGTGAACTCACGGAGTGGGTCGTTAGTAGAATAACGGCTAGCCAAGATATACTCATCGGCTGACTGATAAGTAACACCTGCAACTGGTCTTGTAGCTTCGGCTACGTTAGTCCAGAACAAATCACCAAGGTTATCATAGCATGTAAAGGTCATGTGACCCTTAGCCCAAGGGTTGTGTGTTCCCTTCTTGCCGTTAATCTCGGTCTTGATTGTACGGGCTACACGTACCAAGTTGGTCTGCCACTTATTTCTAAAGATAGACGCAATCTGCTCAAAGCTCAAAATAGGAATGTTGCTGTTATCCCCACTAAGTGCAATGCCTTGATTGAAGGCAAACTGAGCACGAACCTGCTTGTTCTTGCCAAGCAACTTGATTGTGTAATCATCAAGATAACAAGTAGTGATGGTGTTTTGGTCGTCCATCGCCTTGTCGTAAACCAATTGGATGTCATCAAGTGGGGTTGCATCCTCTGCGTCCCAAGCCTTAGCACCGTGACCGAACTTGTTCTTCTCGGCAAAACCTACATCAACTCGGACACCAGTACCACTGGAACGAGTCGCCAAAGCTACACCTGTTGACAGCTCACTGAGGAACATATCTTCAATACGCTCGTAAACCGCCTGAATACAACGAGGAAGGTCTGCAAACAAGTTACGCAAAATCTGTGGCTGAGGCAAACGTTGCGCAATCATGTTATCCAAATCCTTAAGCTGCTTCTCTGACATATAAAGCTTCATACCAACCTTTGGGATTTGACCCTCAGCGGTTGAAACCTTATCACGGCTCTTCAATGGAAGTTCCGCATCCATTGATACAACATCAGCAGCAACTCGTGTGTATTCCGCAGTAATTGATGCCCAGCGTCCGTCCTGACTATATGTGTTAGTCAAGTGGTCTCGGTACATATAGGTCAATGCAGTCTGATTCTTGCCGTTCAACTTCTCTACTACACTTGCAACAAGTTGTGGGAAGTATTTATTGACCAACTGAAAATAAAGTGATTTTTCCATCTGTTATCCTCCTTCTTTTAGTCTTTGTCCATGGTTGCATCAGACTCATCGAACTTGTTTGCATCCTCATCGCTAACCAAAGCAATCTTTGGCATAGCTGTAAGGAACGCATCCGGATAGTCTGCACCATTTGCAGCCTTAGCTGCTACCTTGTTAACTTGTCCAGCAGTCATAATTGCCGCTGGCTCACCGTTCAGAATGGAACGATAGAGAACACCCGCATACTTGTAATGCTCCAATGGGTCACTGGCAGTACCCAAAGCCTTATAATTGTCTGTTTCAATAGGCAATGGCTTGTAAGTTCCCTTACCATCTGTCACGATAACACGACCTGCGTAAAGAACTTCATCTTTTACGCCTGTCCAATCCAAAGCACGACCGCCCTTGATGTCGCCTTCCCATTTCTGGATAATGACGGAATCCTCACCAAAGACAATTTGCTTTTTTGTAGTCTTCAATTCCTGATTCATGTTTTTCAATTTTTAAAGTGACTGAACTAATGATGCGGCTACATTGTCAACGTCCTCCTTTGTTGGCTCGCCCTCGCTAGCACGATAGCTGCCCCCGAATTGTGGTTGTTGCAACGCCTTGTAGTTGTTCGCTACCTTGGAGAGGTATGTTTCGATAGCTTCATCTGTAGCATCATCGCTCAAGGTGAAACCCTCGTTGATACGACTTTCGGGAATGCCCAACTCCTTAGCCTTTGATAAAATCTTCGCATCGTGGTCTGCCTTTGCCTTTGCCTTTGCAGCAGCCTCTTCCTTAGCCTTAGCCTCCTCAGCTTGCTTTTGGATAGTTTCTTGCAATTCCTTAATGGTCTTGCTTTGCGCCTCCATCTGTTCGTTGTAAGTCTTGGCTTGGTCTGTGTTCTTCTGAGTCAAGGTCTCAACGAGTTTCTTGAACTCTTCACGTTCCTTGGTTCTTGCTTCATCTGAAGCTTTCTTCTCTGCTGCCTGCTCTTCAAAGTATTTTTTTAGATAATCCGGCATTTCGTTTTTCTTTGCCAATTCCTCCAAGCGTTTCTTTTCGGCTTCTTCAGCGGCTTTCTTGGCTTCTTCGTCAGCTTTCTTCTTGGCTTCTTCTTCAGCAGCCTTGCGTTCAGCATCTTCTTTAGCCTTCTGTGCCTCCTCGAACTTTTTCTTGGCATCGGTAACTCTGCGGTCATTGTCCTTTTGCAAGGACTCCAAAAAACTCTTTTGACTAGCAACCACTGTCTCGATGTTGTCATCAGTAACAAGCCCCATCTTATCAAGCATTTCGGCATGTGCCTGAAGAACTTCATCACCTAACCCAAGAGACTTATACTCTTGTTTTAGTAACTGGAAAATTTTATCTTTCATTCTTTCGATATATTTGTTAAAACTAGTGCAAAGATAATACGAAAAGAATAATTAACACACTAATCCATTTGCAAGTATCTCACTTTTGCTTAAAAGTGAGTAATAACGGCATTTTTAAGCGATTTAAGGCTATTTTATCACATAAACGAATAATTTTATAGCAACACAAAACAAAACACCTTATATAACAAAAAAAACGCCAAATATCCTCACGGACATCTGACGCTTGTCGAATAAAAAGAACCTAAACATTAATCTTCTAAAAGTTTATTACATTTCTCATATAACCCAAATGATTCAAATTAGAATAGAACCGTCCATCACGCTCTATGAATTTACCGGACTTCACAATCTCACCATTATGCAACATTGCAAACTTAGAACCATGAGCTGTCCATTTGTTCATTTCTTTCATATGTTCATCAGAACCCCAACCATATTTCTTGATAGTAGGATAAATGAAACGTTCAAAGCAAATTTGACTATCTGTTTTATCATGCTCGGAGCAAATCGGGAGCACTCCATTATGTGCGAACCAATAACCTGCCTTGTAGAATGGATGGCAATTCTTGACACAGACAGAACCATGTGTAGCAAATCTGAAATGTATGATTACATTCTCATTTATATCTCGCTTCATCAATCTACGGATAAATGTAGAGAAATGCAAACTCTTGTAATGGTCAGACTCGCTCACAAAACCGCAACCATCGGGATTTCTCATATACGCAGCCTTTAGTTCATCTACGGATGGCAAAGCAACACCTTTCGGACATACAATAATAACACACATATCTTTACCCTTTCTTTTTCTTAATAATACTTTGATTTCTTTGTGTCCTAGGGCTTTTACCCTAGGACAACATTAATTAATCGTTATTGGTTGCAAATGCATCCTTACGACTCTGGAAGAAAGCCTTCTCTTCTTTATTCAAGAAAGGTATATCTTCGATATTCATAACCTCACTAACAAAGACATTACTGCGAGACCAACCGACAAGCTTTGCGCAGAACTTAACCCACATTTCAATCTTTTTGTAATTGGTTGAACCTTGATGCTGGCGAAACTCGATAGTCTTGTGACGTGCAAAACTCTCTGCATTGACCTTGTAATATCTGTCTCCATGAAATACATTACGTCTAATATCGTAATTGCCACGGCAATTAGAGAAATCTTTGTCAAGCAAGCTGGCTGCCCAACGGCAATTGCCTCTTCTTGAAGGAGCCATGAAGCTATCAATCAATCTTTCAAGCTTCTGATAATTCTTGAAGACGTTAACATATTGCTCACCTGTCAACTTTGCTGCACCGATATGAACGTGAAGACCACAAGTAGAATTTACTCTTGCACCTACGGCATCCAAAGACTTGATAGCCTTCTTTAAGGTTTCCATACCATTTATATTGCCATTCAATACCGGACTTACAACCTCGTTAGGGTCAACATCACCACCAACTGAAGAATCACTAACAATCTTGAAATAACTCATGTTGTCGGTGTGGTTATAGCCCTCAGAATGAATATCAACACCATTCTGACGACCTGCCTCTATCAAGGCATTGCGCTCGGCATGAACACATTCTATCTCAACACCGAATGTATAAACGAATCTCGTTGAAGTTGAACCACTTGGCACACAAACCTTCAACATATCGGAGATTTCTTTCTCACGAAGACCGCAAGCCTTCAATGCAACAATCTTTTCGTTGCGAGGCATCTTTGACTTCTTGATTTCGTCAATAGTCTCGATTAATGACTTCTTTGAACTTGCGAATGAAAAACCAGTCTGCTTAGACATAATCAATTGTGCTAGTTGTTTCGGGTCTTACCCCTTGGTGTCGCTCTCACCTTATTGAGTGAAACTTGTCACTCGGCAAATCAACCAACTTATCTTGATTGACGATGCAAAGATACGAATAAGTTTTGAAACATGCAAGTTTTTTAATGTTTTTCTTTCGTATTTTAACCTTTCATAACTGATACATGAGTCTTGTTAACATTCCTGTTTTTATTTTACCTTATTATATATAAAAAAGGCTTCGATGTTCACACACCAAAGCCTAAAAAACTTTACTAACTAATTACCAATTTTTATCGACTATCTTTTTAAATCATCACCAATTTCTTCTTCTACTCCCAAATCTGGTAGTCTATCATACGCTTTTTGGTCATCACCTCCTTCAGACTTGACACCTAGCAAGTAACCATTCCGAAAAGCATAATATACCAGCTTTTCCATATCTTTAGCCGTTGCGTTATCTGTCAAATGTAGCGTGGCGTACAATCCCATCAAGAACTTCCGTACATCTTTTGGATATACCTTGTTGTTCTTTTCTAAAGCGACTGCCATTCTTAACGGACTTTTCATATTCTTCAATTTTTCGTTAAACCATCAAATGAAGCACAATAGAGAGCCATTCCGCTTGTTCCCCTAGTTCATAGACTTATTCACAACTTTATTCGTCTCATCTGCATCCTACGTTTGCCCATTGACAGATGTCCGAGATTCCAACAAAACAAACATCACGGCTCTCTTCTTGTGTATCATTGTGCCAACGGAAGGATTCGAACCTTCGACCCTAGGATTAAAAATCCTATGCTCTGCCACTGAGCTACGAAAGCGTAAAGGAATGATTGGATTCGCACCAACGCCCCCTTAGTTACCAAGCCAAGTGCTCTACTACTGAGCTACATTCCTCGTATTATGACAAAAGTTCTCGTGGTTCAAGGGAGATTTGAACTCACCGAACCCACAATGGGAATAGATTTACAGTCTATCTTCTTTAACCGCTTGAATATCGCACCTTTTGTGGAACATATACCAATTCCACCTTGTTGCCCCAAGCGGATTCGAACCACTAATGACAGAACCAAAAACTGTAGTGTTGCCATTACACCATAGGGCAATTTTGTATGTACTGCATAAAGGATTCGAACCTTTGAATACCAGCGTGAAAAGCTGGCGACTTAACCACTTGTCTAATGCAGCAACTAGGGTCTCTCACCCTAATAAGAGTTGCTTGTTATAGTCTAGCTGGACTGGGTAATGTGGAAACCATGCCGTAAACTCCTAAGTCTTGACTTATGGTAGAAGCGACCTCTCAGAAGGCCATCTGTTTCAAACACGATGCAAAGATAAGCATTTTTTCTTATACTTGCAAGTGTTTTAGTGTTTATTTATATTCTTTTGATGAATTTTACATCACTTACCCTTGTAGAGAATGCCACAAAGAGTTTCTACAAGTTTCTTTGCGTCATCACCTTTGATTTCGATAACATTTGAAATTCCATCAGGAGCATCATCGCCTTTCTGTTCCTTATCCAAACGCTTACGGAGAGCCAAATCTGGATTCTCAACCAAGATAGAGTCTAAAGCATAATTGCAAATGCGGCTTGCAAGTTCCTCGTTACCATTCGCATCACGCACAAACTCATTCTTGCCTTCAAGAATATCCATAATCTCGTTGTACTCTTCAGCATTCTCACAATTACGTGAAAGCATACCAATTACCTTGTAGCGGTCAATCTCAAAGCTGACCTTTAATTTGTCTTTATTCATTCTTTCTATCTTTTAAATAATTAAACATTATACCAAAAACCCCTTTCATAATAAAGTCCTCCCTTTACCTCATACCGGATAGCATCTGACTCTTTGCAAAGCTGACGGATTCGTATATACAAACGTTTGTCCAACTCTTCCTCAAACAAAAGAGACAATTCCTTCCAATTGTCAACAACAGGAGCAAACCAAGGATATTGCTTCTTTACAACTTGTAGCTCATCCAAGGTTACGTGTCCGTATTCTACCATATCATAGCATCTACGGAAGTCACGATTGTCTTTAGGAATATCCAAATCTTTCTTTCGTTTTACCCCCATCAATGCACTCCACATAGTCATTGAAGAGACACCTGTATCACAAGTGGCTATCCACTCTATCATTCTTTGCTTGTTCATCTTCTTTTATATTAATCACGCAAAGTCGCTTTATTAACTCTTCACATGCTTCTTTAGTTAAGATACATTTCTTGGAATCTTTAATGTCAGTAACCTCTTCACGAATAGCAGCATTCCTGTCGTACACTTCTTGTAGTTTTTTCTGAAACTCAATTACGTCTTCGTTGGTAAGTTTACCTTTCTTCTCAACAATCTTGTTTGTTATATTCTTATAAACACATTCGAGTTCAGTACATAAACGAGCTTCTAACTTCATCATTATTGCGTGTACAAAAGTATCATAAATTCTTTCCATCTTGTATTTCCTCCAAAAGTCTTTTGATTACCTCGTTATCTTTATTCTCAATGCGAGCCTTTAAGATACTCTTGAAAGCGGCATCCATTGCCTTGTATCTACTGGAATATTCCTTACCATCCGTATGACACAAGCCTTCCTCTACACACCATGATGTAGTTTGCCAACAGAACTTACCTTTCGAAATGTTTGCAACACAAATGCAGTAACCGAAATGCTCTAAAAGCCAATCTAACACCATATCATAGCTTGGAGCGGATATTGCCGGATGCTTACTATTCAACTTTAAGGCAGCAGAAAACTCAATATTGGATTTCTCCCACTCGGAATTTGAATAAGCGATATAACTGCCGTAATGCTCATTATATTTTCCACCCTTACGAATGCCACCCTTTGCTGTCCAAGGACTAGCATAAGCCCAAAATTCGGCTATCTTCTCATCGTAGCCAACCTCCTTCAGAAGCTTGGCTATCTCAAAAGGAACTACCTTTGGTTTTATCGTCTGCTTATTTGCCATTTTCCACCCTTTTTAAACTGAACCCGAATCAGACTTATCTAATTCATCAATTGCCTGTCTAAGCAAAGGAAGAACCTTATTCAAGTCTTCGAAATCCGGTACGACTTCATTCACCCGCAAGATTGCTAGACCTAGCAAACTCTTAATCTTTCTTCTGTCCATTGATCTCGGCTTGTTTCTCTAAGTCTTTTAAATCTACCTTCTCAAATCGAGGAACTAGCTTACCATCTACCTCAACATTACCAAAGAACATTTCCTTTGGTCGCACCCAAACTTCATGCTGTCCGCACACTGCTTGATACGCAACCTTTACCTCAGAAGTCTCGCTATCAGTAACCTCTCCAAGATACTCATAGAAATTACCCTTGTAGTGGCGGTAAATCGGCTTACAGAATCCACCATGCAGCCAATCGGCTTTGTCCTTGATTTCCACGTACTCCCTTACCGCATCACACTTGCTAGACTTACTCAATTCTTCTACCCAATCAAAGAAAGCTTGCTTGTCCTTGACCTCTTCACTTGATACCATAAAGAGATAAGTGCAAAGAAGCATCTTACCAGCATCGGTATCATATTTCTTATTCACCTCTTCAGCTAATTGCATCATAGGTGTATCTAAACGATAATTCCAACTCATAATCTATCCTTTCTTACTTTTAAGATTTGCCAAATCCTCTTTCAAACGTAGATGGAAATTATCTTCTCCATCATCACCGGAAAGAAGCCAGTCTATTCTTTGGGCATAAACCTGAGCCTTCTTCAGAAGCTCAATACCCTTCTTGAATTCCTTGATAGTCTCTTTAGATAAGCCATATCTGTTAGGCATCGTATGATGATGCTTTCTAACATACTTGTCTTCTTCCTCCTCTAGCCATCGGTCTTCGAGAAAGCATCTTTCATCTTCCTCATCCAATGGATGACCATCAACATAATCTTCTATCTTTGTGTATATGTCAGCAATCCTATACTGAGCATAATCAAAACGTCCACCACTCATAGTCTTTCAACTTCAAAAATTTGAACTTACTTCAACGCACTCAACCTTGCTTCTAGCTGTTGAATGATATTGTCTATTGTCTTTCCCCTATAGTCAATAGCAATGTCCTCCAAGACTTCAATCTGAGCTGCAATTTTAATTCTATCTCTTACTACTGTCATAATCAATCTTGTTTATCATGATGCGGTGCTTGCAAAGTTGTAATGAACAACATAAACATAACCGCCATACATCTTTCCAATAGTTACTTCAACGTAATCAAAGATGATGTCGCCATCCATCTTGTAAGAAACCAAAGGCCCAGTAGGGAATGCGTTGTGCTCTGTATAGTAACGATACACTTCTTGTGATAGTAACTGCTTGAATACATCAACCTCACCATCCTTTGAAAAAACACCTTTAAACTCATCTTCATTGTCAATTGCAACAACTACTCCAAGTTCTTTTCTTACACATACACCTTCGTTTGTACCACTTTGCTCATTATACAAGACTGGTAATGTGTAAACACCTCTCGATTCTTCCATATGCTTATTTTTAATTTGTATTTTATTTTATCCTTCCACTTTCTTGCATTGAGCTAAATCTATTGCATACGCCCAACGCTTAGGGACAAAAGACATCGTAGGCTCAAATCTATCTGCACGTTCAACACATACATCTTGCGTCCGGTAAATCAATCCGTCAGAGCCTTTTACCTGCAACTCAACTAAAATAGTATGGTCTAGCATCGGGAACTTGTCAATATCATGCCAGACTTCACCGCCTTCAATGAAGGAAGGTTTAATATGATTAATCTTTTTTGCCATCACTTACCACATATAAAAGGGTTTGACTTATATTCTCTAGTTATGGTCTCACGGCTACCAAAGCACCATAAGTCCCTGGATTGCTCCTTGTGTAACCTTGATGACTTAATATAATAGCCATTGTTGACATCATAATGCTTACGTACCATGATATTGTCATTTACCACTCCAATCTCATCATCCGTAATTACATAGAACATTCGACCATCACTAAATGCATTTAAGCCTTTATACACTCCATTAGAGACAACCATCTTTTCATAGCCGTTCGTCTCCCAGTTGGCATAATCCCAGATGGTTTCCAAATCATCATCATTCAGAAGATTATTATCAATAATAACCTTGCCGATAACCTTGAATTTGCCATCTTGCATCATAGCCTCAACGACAAATTCATCGGCAGCGTTGAAATCGCTAATCTCTATGGGTCTCATAATACTTGTGTTTAATGTTCTCGTAAACCACCCTCTTTGCAGCCTTTGCTCTTCTGTTATTATCAGAAAAAACATCATCATACAAAGACATGTCTTCACTCTCAAAAGCCACATGCTCCCCTTTGTAGCAAGCATCAAAGCGGCATCCTTTTTCGGACTTAGCCGCAGTAAACTTTATCTTACCAAACTTAATCTGCATAAGCCCTATCCTAGAAAAAATATTAATGATACTATTTCAAGAGCAAACAAAAATGCTAATGCATTCTCAATTGTGAATACCTTTTTCATTGTTTCAATACAGTTTTACGTGTGTCTCACGCTCTAATTTATATTGTAAGGGGATTTATATCCCCTTTATTGTTCTTACTTTAAAACTCGATAAGTTTCGTAGAAATCGTGAAAACTCTTCAAGTAGCCTTTCTCTTTCAAAGAGTTTAAGATTTCTTTCAACTCATCCTTGGTATTATCCAAATCGAAATCATACAACTCAGCAAATGTAAAGTACTTGTTACCCCCAATTACATCAGCCATCACTTCGATATTGCCATAAACCATTGTTTCTTTCTTACTCAATCTAGTATTCATAACGAATCACAGTTTTTAAGGTGTGTCTCACCTTTTTAAAATTAGTAACCTTGTTTCTTAATTACAATGCAAAGATACAAAGAATATTTGAAATGTGCAAATTATTTAATGTATTTCCTTTATCTTTTAACGCTTATTATATGTAGACACATGAAATTAACTTTCTGTAGCAGAAAAAGCCAAAGAATCCACCATTTCATTATACATATTACCCCTATGAGCCTTTACCCAATGGTATCTTATCGCCTTGCCTTTCGCTACCTTATTATATATAGGCTGCAAATCTCCCAACCTGCAAGCCTGTATACTTTCAATAGCTACTTGGCAATCAACATATACATCAACAGAACACGAAGGAGGGCAATCACCCAATGCTTGAATGACCGCCCTTATTTCGGCTCTCACCGAATCGTTCACTTTGGCTGTGGTAAATGTATATTTCCCACTTTTGATAATCACTCCCTTATGAAGCACAAGCCAGCCACAACCACACTTTTCTTTCTTGCAAGAACCATCGGCATACACCTCATAGCGCACACCTTTAGCCTCATCAACAATCATCTGAGCAACAACCTCGAAAGAGTCATTGCTCATCACCTTGGCTATTTGCTTGGCTTTCTTCTTCATAAGCGATTAAATCAAACCTCGTTCCTTGAACTCATTCATCAATGGGGTTGCCAAGACCTCAATATCTGGATGAGGCTTTCCGGTAGTTCCCTTTGAACGCAAATCGAAGAAATGAAGCCAATCACTCACGAATGCGGTATGAATCAGCTCCGTATTGGTATCAAGAGGAAGAATAGTTCTCGCATCTTGTGGCTTCAAACCATCATCCTTAACCAAAGACAAATACATCATTTCACATACTCTATTGGCAAACCACCATTTTTCTACCGGACTCCAATGCTCATAACTACCGATGTTCTTTGCTAGGTCAACAAATGTTCCACCATCATAAGACGACGGATTAGCTGAACTATCATCACTAACCCACTTTGGTTTGTTGATAGCAATCTCGCCTCCGAACTTATCTTTACTATAGTTGCAATATCTAGTGCTTTGTTCCGCTACGGAATCTACACGATGTCTGTTAGCCTCTCTACTTACCGCAATCTGAGTAGTAAAGCGGACTGTTATTCGCTTCTCATGCCATTCCGTAGGCTCGCAAATATAGTCCAAATCCTCAAACCAGTTATTTTCAACTATCACTCTGTAGTTGGTTGTGATATAGTAGTCACTGCCAATCTGCATCACCTTTGAATATTTGTTCTCACGATAGTGCTTGACCAATAAAGACTCCGGTACAAAAAATCCTTCTTCATAGGCTACATGGAGGTAAATCGTTCCATGCTCACACATGGCAAGATGATTGCTGCTTACCATACGCTCAACGAAAGGCTTTGCGCTGTCTTTGTCTATCTTCATACTTGACGCATAACATGTGCGACCACACAGCTCTATCTGCTTGTAAACTCCATCCATACCCTCTCCTTGGGATAGGATTTCATATTTTGGTTCTAATATCTTCATGTCCTTATAAGTTTTGAAATCGACTACAAAGATAACTATTATATTCCACTCTACCAAAAATTAGCACTCAGTTTAACAACACTTATCTATATTGTGAAAAACAAAAACTTTCTCCATAAAAAAAAAGAGGAGAGTGCATCACGCATTCCCCTCTTACTTTAACATGGCACATATTAAGTTTACAATCTACTCATTTTATCTTTCAATTCGTGTATATCATTGAATGCTTGCAACATAGGCTTATGCCATCGCTCTTGTCGCTCATCAATCGACTGCAAGTACATCAGACTTTGGGCAAGAATAGTTCTTCCCTCATCAACGGCTAACCAAATATTGCCTACATTACCCATAATAGTATTCACGCTAGCTGTTAGTAAGCTACCCTCTGCGCCACCATCACGAGCCGCAATAGCATCCAACTTGGTATTTATGAGCTTTGCTTCCTCATACGTTCCCTCTGTGGCGATCTGCACCGCTGTAAAACGACCATTCAACTCTTCTCCTGTATCTTGGCTCATGGATTCAAAAGAACCGGAAGACGCAGACTGCTCGTAAGATTGCTTGTAACCAGTTATTTCGGCTACTTCATCTCTAATCTTCAGTCCTTCTTGAACCATTTCATCGTACCTTCCCTTCAATTCATTAATATCCGTCTGAGACAATTTGCCACCATTTGCCTTAGCTCGCTCCGTCCACTCATCATAGAATGCTTGCATATCATTACCCAACAAATCATCTACCTTAGCTTTCAGAACGGCTTGCATAAGCATCTTGGAGAAATTATCAGAGAAGTCCTGAGCAGAGGAATTCATATCCATCAAAGTATCTATGAACTCGCTCTTCAAACTATCAAAAGATATTTGCGTCAAGCTTTCTGCTAGGTCATCAGCAATATCCTCTAATGTTCCTGCCTCAGCCGCATAATCTTTCAACTTTTCGAGGACTCTTCCTCCATAATTTCCCTTACCAGTGTTCTGAATCTTGTTAACAATATCAGGATTTTGCAACAACGCATTAGCTTCATCAGCAGACCGTATGTCGCTTAGGTTTCCATTCCATTGTCTACCTATCGCTTCAGACACCTTATTGATTTGCTCTTGCGAAAATCCTCGGAAATAATGGTTAAAACTTCCATGAGAGCCATGATAACCCATTTGTGCCACCATGATGTCCTTTAGGTTTTGCTCTTTTTCCTTTTGAAGTTTTTCAGCTTTTTCTGAGTCTTCTACGGCTTTGATACCACTAGTCTTGTCTATAGAGTCACGTAATCTGTCTATTGCATCCGTCAAGATTTCATTCCTAGCCGTCAATTTGTCTATAGTCCGGTTTACTTCTTTTGCGTTTCCACCTACTCCAAACAAACTATTGAAGCCACCAAACGAGATTGTATTGAGAATATTACCGATACCGCTTACCAAAGACCCTCCTATCTGTGTGATAAACTCACCACTTAGAATGTTCTTCAATATACCATTGACCGCATTCAGAACTGTATCAATCAAGCTGCTAATCAATGTTCCGATACCATCCTTCAAAACATCAAGTATCTTCAAAATGGCAGCAACAATTTGGCCTATAAGTCCGGCTTTTGACAATCCTTCACTTAGCGCATCGCCAGCTTTCTTGCCAGCGGCTGCGGCTGCATCTGCGGCTTCCTTACCCATATCCTTCAGTCCGTCAGCCGCATTTTTAGCCTCCTTTAAAGCTTTCAATCCGTCAATTCCACCTTTAAGTTGGTCAAAACTATCCCAAAGAGATGCCAAATCGGATAGTCCAGAAGTAGAAAGGAACTCATGGATAGCAGAAATCGGTTGTGTCACATTCTGTGTCGTTTGAGCCAACTTCTGACCACTAGTACGAACTTTTGTGTTAGCCGTAACAATCTTCTTTCCGGACTCCGCTAACTGACCTTGAACTTTATTCAATTCTTCTTGTAGCCTTGTTTGCTCTGCAACATTGCCCGACTTTTTCGCACTCTCAATCTGTTCTTGCAAAACCTTAATACGAGGTATAAGCAAAGTTTCCGTTTTCGTGTATTCCTCTTGTGCAATTTTCGCATTCTTCAGAGCATCCTGATAAGCAACAACATCCCTTGCAAGGTCTTTCCAACCTAAATCACTTGTATTGCCAATCGAATTACGGATATTCTGCATAGCATCAACGATACTCTTCTGCTGGTCTGCACCCAAATTTTGGAACTTATCCGTACCTACGAACTTATCCAGATCTGCCAATAAAGGAACAAGCGCATCTTTCATAATGCCACCAACATTTCCGAAGACTTGATACCAGTCTATCTTCTGCATAATAGCACTAGCCTCAACCGAATCCGTCTCTTTCTTCTGCTCTTCTTTCAAAGACTTTATCTTCCATTGCTTGCTTGAGTCCGAATCCGTAGAGTTTTCAACCTCGCTAATCCTCTTAGCATAATCGGCAGCAATAGCTAACTTCTGCTCCTGGAATGTGCCATAAGTCTTCAGATAATCGTACATACTTTGCGCTTCTTTAGCAAGCACATCCTCATTCTGCTTTACCGCCTTATCCCGAATTGCATTCATCTGATTAGCAACACTCATGCCTATGGTCATATTCATACCATTGACCTTAACCGGATTACCCTTGCTATCCTTCATGGTTTCATTCAAAACCTCATTCTTGTACTCTTCATTGGTTTTGCTCTGTTTCCACATATTAGCCTTACGACCCTTGCCGGAATTAACCCAAACAGCTTGGTCACGTTTTTTTCTAGCCTCAACCAATTTGTCTATACCTTCTTCTACCGTCTTTCTCTCCTTGTCGGCATTCTCGGTAATCTGAGCCAATTCCTTGCTATAACCCTCATTCATCGCATTGATGCGATTCTTGGTCATATCTTGGATAGCTTTCTCCGAATAGGATGAAATAGACTTGGAATAGTCCTCCTCAGCCTTCTTGCGTTCATACGCTCTTGCTTGTGGGTCATCCGTTGTACCTGTTTTCTTTGGAGTAGTATGGGTTGTATTTGATTTTGTTGTTGTACTACTCTTTGGTGTACGTGATTGAATTATAGATTTCGCCATTGCGACATCCGTTTGGTTTTCCGTTCTTGACCTAAACTTACCTCCTGAACGTGTTACCAACTTATGCCCAGTTTTCTTTTCGTGATTTTCCTGTTGTAAAATATCCGCCTCTCTCCTTGAAATTAAATTTCGCAACTCCTTCGTTGTCATAGATTTCATCCAATTTGGAATTTCCGAATCATCATAATGAATTTTTAAATTCAACCCATATTCTTTATTCCATAAATTGATAAGATTATCAGTTTGCTCTACCAATTCTTGGATTGATTGCTTGTTCTTGTTTACTATCCAACGAGCCTTTGCTTGGGAGTTATTCCAATCAACAGTCGCTGTGCTTCCTTTATATATTGCGTCCTCTGCCTTTTTGTAACTTTCATTCAAAGAGTTTATACTATCTATATGCTTTAATATCGAACTTCGCAAACTTGCCATCACGAAACTATTGTACCCCATCTTCTTACCCCATTCCTCAAAAGGAACTAACAGGTTGCGAAGAGCAGCATCATATTCTTGTGCGGCATTAGCATATTCCAATGTTCCTTTCTTTGCGGAATCCATTTTCTGCCTTAAAGAGTCTATCTTAGTCAACGCATCATCAGAAACAAGTGAATTAAACATCATCTGTACAGCTGATATGTCTTCTTTATCAATATGTTGTCCGAAATCAAGCCAACTACCACCTAGTGAATCAGAAAAATCCTTATCTAGGTTTTTCCTTGCTTCTTCATATTGAGAAGATATAGACATCAAAGCGTTAGCTTTTTCTCGTTCAGCATTTTCTAATTGTAAAGAAGCAATAAAAGCGTCATGCTTATTTTTCAACGTTTCCAAATTATCCTTTTCATTGTCGCATTTTATTCCATATTGTTCATATACCCCAATAAGTTCATCTTTTGCTTTTTTATGTGCATCAGTACTTTCATTCGTATTTCTCAACACATTCATCAATGTCTCAACCTTTTTACTGGTCAAACTTGTTGTTTCCCCAAAATGTGTTGTATCTGCCGAAATTTCTTCAGTCTCGTCTCCAAACATAGAAAATACGGAATACAAAGTTGTTCCCAGTGTTATCAATGCACCTATCGGATTAGCAGCCATTGCCGCCCATAAACTCTTCAAGGCATTTCCACTACTTCTTACCGCACTAGAAAAAAGATTAACTACCGTAGTCGTATATTTTGTACCTGCTGCATAAAGCGCATTTTTGATAGTGGCTGTTGTTGTCGCCAATATCCCAGCTTTCTTTGCTGTAGTATTGGAAGCTTGGGAAACAGTGTTAATATTATTTTGTATCGTAGCCTGTTGCTTACTCAAATTCTCCTTTGTTTGAGCAATCGTCTTACGTTCGCTTTCAATGGTCGAAATCTTTGTTTGATCAGCATTCACTTGTTTTGTTGCCGTTTCCAAACGTTCTTTTGCTTCTAGCGCATTCACGGCATTACCCTCTGCATCAAAAGCCAAGTTTGCGCCACCAGCAGTTTCCTCAACCAATTTTTGAGCCTCAGCAAAGGCATCTTGGGCATCTTGTAAATCATTCAAAGCTGATGTATATTGTCTAGCCAACTCTACATCCCTATCATCAAGATTTGATATTTTCTCCGTAGTAGTCTTCAAATCATCTTTAAGAGACTCTATTTTTTGTTGACGAAGTTCCTCGGTCTTTCTTTTTTCTTCATCAAGTTCTATCTGGCTTTGTGCTGTTGCTTGTTGCTGAGCCTGTAAAAGTTCACGTTTCGTCTCTAGTTGGGAACGCATTTGTGCCGAAATAACGCCCTCTTGCTCGGCTGCATCTAACCTTGCCTTTACAAAGTCATCGGACACAGCAGTATCTCCAACAATACTTGCCAAGTCTTGTTGTTTGCTTACTCGCTCTTGCTTTTTGTCCTTACCCAGCGACTTGTAGTTTGAGTTCTCTAGGTCTTGCAAACGCTTGATTTCAGCATCAATTCCCTTCATCATATCATCGGCTTGTTGCGCTTCCTCTGCTTTGCGAATAGAAGCAGCCGCCATTAATGATGCACGATAAGAACCAACAGCTATTGTAGCTACACCAATAACTTTTATTACCTCTTGCCAATTCTCTACCATAGCAGAAATAATTGACAATCCACTAGAGAACACGCCCTCGGATTTTTTGCCGATTTCGTTGAACGCTTGCTGGATGGAATCGCCAATGTTACTCCACTGCCCCTCCAAGGTCTTTGATTGTTGTTCCATCAAGCCTCCGAAGCGTCCACCTGCTTGCGTCATGTTGGCGATAGCTTCCTTGAAGATGTCTGATGTCACTTTACCCTTGGAAACAGACTCTTGAACCTCCGTTGTGTTTTGGTGTAAGATTTTACCCAATTCTTCTGCTAATGGGACACCTCTACCCATGAACTGACGCAAATCCATTGTGAACATTCTTCCTTGCGAAACGGTCGTTCCATAAAGATAAACAAGGTCTCCAAGCGGAATGTTCAAGCCCGAAGCAATGTCACCAAGCTGGACAAGGGTTTTGTTAACATCTTTCGCTTCCGTTCCGTATGCCAAAAGTTGTTTTGCGCCACCCGTAATGCTGGACATATCGAAAGGTGTATGAGCTGCCGTTTGGATAAGTTCGTCCATCAATTGCTTAGACTTATCCGCACTACCAAGCATGGTATTGAAAGATATTTCAAGTTGCTGGAATTGGGAACGAGTATTAAAGATACTACCTGCCAGTTGTTCAAATCCTAAGCCACCAAGTAATGTTGCCGAAAGCATGTGAGCATCGCCAGTAACTCTTTGGAACAAACTAGTCATTCCTTCTCCAGCAGTCGGAGCTGACTTCATACGTTCTATCATTTGGCTCATGCTATCGGTCAACATATTTGTTGCCTCTTTTGCCGGATTTGCTGAACCTGCATACAAAACATACTCATTCCGCATATTCTCCAAGGTCTGACGAGCACCGACAGCACCCCCTTCTAAGTTCTTCAACTGAGCTGTTTGACCTGCCAAAGAGCCTTTTAAATAGTCAATATTCTTCTGTAAAGAATCTATGGATGACTTATCCGTTGTAACTCCAAGAGTTAATCTCTTGTTCGTGATTTGCTGTTGGATTTTCTCTATTCGGTCTTTGGTAGCTTGCATTTGAAGTTCATAGCTATAAACTTCCCTTGCGGCTGCTTGCATCTTCTTATTAAACTCGGAAGACATCACGTAAGCGGCTCTTGAAGCAGCTTGTGTCAAGTCCTTTAAGCGATTGCTAGCATCCGCATATTTTTCCGTCAAATCCGCAACAATAGCTGGGTCGGTAGACTTATTGGTCTTCAATAACTCAGCCCTCAACTTTTCACACTCGGAACGAAGTTTCGTAACCTCCTCGAAATTCGCTTTGACATCGAATCTTAATTCTGCCATATTTTATGTTTTATTGGCAAAATTAGCTAATAATCAAAGGAATAACGAAAGAATAAAGGTGTGCTATTTCACTAAAGATTTAAGTGCAGAAAATAAGGTCTAGACACAAAAAAGCCTTCCACATTCACATGCAGAAGGCTCTGAGTTCTTTATCTATTGCAACAATGAAGCCACACGCCTAAAAGGTAGCGGCTACCAAATCTTTTTTTATTTCGTTCATACAATGCGCCAAACGTTCATAAGTTTTCTCGCCAGCTTGCTTTATGCCTTTACTATATTGACGCATCAATGAAGGATTGACACCTGCTCGTTTTGCAATCTCTGACACATTGAGGAAAGAGAAATAATTAAAGAAAGATTGCAAGTCATACTTGTATTCAAATTCAACATCAGGAAACACTTCTCCATTCTCTTTTGCATCCACTTTTGCCAACGCCAAACAATCCATTAAATCTTGCTTTGCAGCGGCAACAGTTTCTCCACAAGAGTTTAAGCCAACCTTACCTATTCCATCTTCGGTATGACACCAAAAAGACCCATCCTTGGCTTGTTCTACAATAACTTTAATCTTCTTCATATATATATTCGTTTATCTTCTTAACAAAAAAAAGAGTCCTTTAAGCAATGAAGAGAGAAAGGTGGGGATTACTCCCCAACCAATTCTCTTAGAATACTATGAGCGGTGCCTGTGGCGACCTCTCTAGCGTGTCTTGGCACGAATTGAGACTTTCCCGTTTTAGGATTAGTCCATTTTTCATGTCCCGAACCTTGTCGAGACAGGAAGCATCCCGCTTCTCTCAGTCTCTTAATCAATTCGCTTTTCTTCATTGTTACAAGAACTCTTTTGTCCTTAAGACAATGCAAAGATATAACATATTTGTTATACAACCAAATTTTATGGTAACATTTTTGTTATATTAACCACAATTAACAAAAAGAGCCACCCCAAAGGATGGCTCTCCATACTGTACTATACTTTACTATACCATACTGCACTTTACCCTACTACACTAGACTTCACCGCACTCCACTACACTTCACACCACTTTTCTGTTGTACACTGCACTTCATTTAATGACTTCTAGCTTATAAAGCTATTGCCTTATGTATAAACGTAGCTACCAATATCGCTAATGTAGAGAATGCAATATGGAAGCTACAAAACCATTTCTGATTTCGTTTGCAAAGGTAAGCATAATTTCTGAAACACGCAAACTATTTAGTGTATTTCTTTGTTCTTTTGAACTTTATTTTCTTTTAGAAACCTATTTTAAAGATTACGCTATATTAAAATAGAACCATCATTTTAAATAAATCCAATTTGTAGTGATGTTACTAAACGTATAACTTTGCTTTTTTGCCTTTTGCGGTTCTTTGTCAAAGTCTGCCGTAACAAACAAATGCGTTCCGTATAATTCCATATTCATTGCTTTTGTTCTCTCATCGCCCTTATCTTCTTCCAATGGAGAAACTTTAGCCAATTCGCTATCAAAAGCATAAAGTTTAAAGAATAAGTCTCCTTTCTGTTTAGAATATTGCACCAATGCGCCATAAGGCTTTTTCACAAGAACAATAGCATTATTCAACTCCCTGTATTCATTACTACAGGTTTCTACGATTTTTTGCTGTTCTTCATTAGCATTTACACGCATCTTTTCCAAATGTTTTCCTAATGAGACATATACGCTATCTAAAATCTTATATGCGCCATACTTATTATAGAAGGCATATCGAAAAGAAACGGCATCCCCGAAATCGGAGCAAGGAACGATTTCGTTCTTTGTGTTCATAGCCTTTTTATTCGTTATAGCCGAGTTCCAATTGATTATAAAATCCGTTACTACGAAATCCAAAGAATATATTAATCTGTTGCTATTGAAGCGATAATCAGACAACGCCTTCTTGTAATTAGCCATTTTTTCTGCCTTAACTTGGTTAGAATGATACACATAGCCACCAATGCCGCCACCTAGCACAACGATAGCTGCGATGATGGCAATAATCAATTTCTTCTTCATAACTTCAATATTTTACAATATGTTTATATTATTTCCTTATTTACCTCTTAGACCCACAAGCACTTTTGCGCTAATTTCCAACGACTTGTATTTTTATTACATAAGTATTGTTATTTTACTTTTCGGCTTCATTGTACTCATAATCCCAGAGGAATAACTTGCCTTTGACGTTTCTAATCGGCTCATCGAACAATTTAGCATTCTTCAAGAACCAATGATATTGGAAATCTTCAGCAAACGCATCCGGATAAGCCTCATGAAATTGAATATCATCCAATTCTACACTGCCGATAATGGCTGACGTTGGTAAATCTTTGAAGTCTGGAATAACAATACCATGCTCTTGGCAATATTTCTTCATTGCGCTCTCCTGCCATCCGTCAAGTTTTTCAGGTTTGGCTTGGCTAGCATGAATAAGGAAACGACCACGGAACTTTCTATTCCAGGTTCTGTTTTCAATGGTCTTGCAGCCGATAGCGATTAACCAAGCATACGGCTGGCGAATTGATAATACTTTCATAAGCTCATTGTTTTGTTGTTTACATTCGCAAAGGTAATAAAAACCTTTGAAAAATGCAAGAAAACTCTAATTTATTTTCATATTTTCTAAAAATAATCTTGAAATAGCTTGCATCCTAAAGGCGGTAAGAGGTTAGATCCTCTTCCGTCTTTTCTTTCTGATTCTGTCCCAATCCGGTTTAAGCACATCCATTGAGCCGACCATCGCCTTGTACTTGTCGCCAAGTTCGCCCTCGTTCATAGAGGAACGGAAAGTGTACATCTTGTATCGTTCATGCTCAGGAACATATAATCCCACCATCAAGGAACGGACTCCATCTACCTCCTGCTCCGGTGCTATCAATACAAGCCCCTCGTTCATGCTTTCCAACTTGAAAATCTTTGAGGTGACAACCTCATAATAGTCTAGTATATTCATATTCTTGTCTCCTATAATTATTTTGTACGTTCAAACACTTCAATATACTGGATAGAGCTACAATCAATATATTTACGTGTAAACACTACTGTACTTCCACTTCCAATCATAAGTGTTCTGTTCTTTGTATTGCAATTGAAAGATGTTTCAATACCAATACCATTGAAGTCGAAACTTAATTTTGCTCCACCTACCAAGTTGATACTTCCTCTAAGACCTTTGTCCTCGGCTTCGCCTAATATCACATTCACATGACCTGCATCCATATTCTCCTATAATTAATTGTTAAACACCTTCTCTAATAAAGATACGTATGATAGAGTCACTATCAATGTAATCTCTGTTTCCGTTCTCACCAAGTATAGTTATCAAATGCTTTTTTTTGTTATAAAGAACATCGGCAGTAAAATCAAATAACTTTGATTTGCTAAAGTTTGCATGAGTTAACTGCCCATTAGAGAGTGAAATTCCTGCAATGCAACCGCACTCCTTTGCATCATCTAAGATGTCTTTGATAATCTTAATATCCATAGTCTTATTACTTTACTTCCCGTTCTACAATATCGAAATTATCCCACGTCTCTCCTTCGCTGTCTGAGATATGAAAGAAAGAACCTGAGATATTGTATAGATAATCATCGCAATTCAAAACTCGCTTGTAATTCTCCAAAGTGTTCATCCCTTTGTGTCCTATCGCTTTTCTTGCCTTATCTATGGTAGAGAAAACTTCTGCATCAACCTCCACTGCTTCACCCAATCCATGTTGGTATGAAGATATTACTACATATACTTTCATAGCTTAAACTCCTTATTTATTACGCAACCTTAGATAATGTTTCTTCATCAATCTCAATCCATTGGCAAGCATCCTTGCGGAAAAAGATGTCAGAATCGAACCGCTTGCCATCCACGATAATGTGGCTACTTTTGCATTCGAACTTATGGTTTCGGGTTAGTGGTATCAAAAGGTACGTATTACCCTCTTTCTTGTCGTACACAAGCGTCAAATCCGTGCCGATAACTTGTGATACCACCTTGCGTTCATCTGAGCTTAAAACGCCAATCTTGCCATCATGCTCAACGTAAAGAGCATCCATCAAATTCTTATCCATATCTCTTAAATGTTTAATGTTCAAAGTCCGGTGCAGTTTAGCGTGTGCCTCACGAAATCTATTACAAGTCACACTCGTATGAGTATTGCTTTTTCAGCTTGTTCAAAGCGTTCTCGGTAACGTAGTAGATGTTATCGAAATATTCGCTTTTCCTGATGCTTCGGCTTTCCTTCAGCTCTACCTTGTGATTGAATGTCACTTCGTAGCGGTTTGCGATGCTTGTAATCAAGAAATCGACCTCACGCTTATGTCTGTCCAGATCGGTCTCTTTATACTCACCACGCTTGATAAATGCGTCCTTGTTCGTCTCTTCGATGGTTGCAACCATGTTGCCTTGCATCACGATAATCTTTGCGCTCATATCTAGTTTCTTTTTAAATCGTTAGAAATCTGTTATGCAACTCTCATAAGGTTTGCCTTCTTGAAGCAACGCCATTCTTCTTTCTCGGTATCGAAGTACACTTGACAAGTGTCATTCATCTTGCGACCTGCACCCTGTGTAGCTGGGATAACCTTCTCGCTCAATGTGCCGAATGCCTCACGCAAGCTGCCATCAACCTTCTGAAAGTAGAACTTCACGATGCGCTTCTTCATCTGACCCTTCAGCTTGATGTTCATCCAAGCAACCTTTAAAGCCTCGCTCATTGTATAGCCGTTCTTCTTGATGAACTGCCAAGCAAGCTTCATTACCTCACTCAATGTATTTCTTAATGTAGTAGCCATAATCACTATACCGTTTTACGAGTGCCGACTCGGCTGCATAACAGCAATTAATAGTTAAACTTTAAAGCCTTTATCTCTTAAAGACATTGCAAAGATAGTAGTTTTTTCTAATACTGCCAAACATTTCTATAAGTATTTTCTAATATTAACACTTATTTAACACATATAAGACTTTTCTAAACATTTATTTGCTATTTATTAGCCGTTTCTAATATTTAACTATTTTTCTTTGGTAGTATAAAAGAAATAAGCTATCTTTGCAGCAAAATAAATATTAGTATTCACTTATATATAATAAGGTATGGACTTAAAGAAAATAATTAGAAGTCATGGACAAACCATTTCATCTGTAGCCGAAAAGTTAGGTATAACCCAATCGGCATTATCACAACAAATCAATAATGGTTCTATCTCGTTTGCAAAAGTAGAGCAAATAGCCAATATTTGTGGTTGTTCGCCATCTAGTTTTCTTGCTATTGATGGTGAAACCTTATCACATCCGGCTATCATCTGCCCTCATTGCGGCAAGCCTATCGAGTTGGAGATTAAGGCAAAGGAGGGGAAATGATATTCCTCTCCTTTAACTCTTCTATTCTTTCTCCTTCAAAAAGCCTATACCTGCATGAACATTACCCAACTTATACCAAGACTGGGTTAAAGTCATAACATAAATACTGAAGGATTCTTCCCCAATATCAAGTGTGAAGTCTTCATCTACATCAGGCTCTCCATGTCTTACGTACCCCTTATTCGGGGTGTATAGCAATCTATGATATGAGCCGCTCTCACAAATATAAAGTCCGCTATTACGCCAATCTGAACTCCAAAATTCCGGTTTATTCACGTAACAAAGCATTACATCACCATCGTAAATAGGAATACTATGACTTCGTTCATCCTTTTCTCCAACAAACTTTTCGCTATCAACATTGTCAGACTGACGGATAACAGATACGATGGAGTAACCATTTCCAATAAAGTCCGCTATATCAACATATGTTCTTTGCTCTCTAAGGTCAAATTCTTGTTGGCTTCTTACGCCATCTTTCTCAAATATTACAAGTATTCTTGTATACTTATCACCAAAATTGACCATACTTAGAATCAAGCCGTTGTTCATGTAAGACGCATAAGCTTCTTTGGCTAGTGTTAACACACGCTCTAGATATTCCAATGGCTTGTATCTAACTAACCAAGACTGACCTTTATGCATCTTTTGCAAGTACGAATACATGTTCATCGCCTCGCATTCATCTATTCCATGCTTCTTGCAGACCAACTTGAACTTATCCGGATAAACACTAGTTACAAGTCTATCCAATTCGTCCATAGCTTGCATAGCCTTCAAATAATCATTCGCTTCCATTTACTAATCTTTAAGTTTTTCAATTATATAACCACGACCTGTATAGGTACAAGACAAGCCGATATACACTAGCTGATGTAAAAGCCACAATTCTTCAGTGAACGGCAATCTATTACACTTCACAAACTCATCTTCATCCTCAAAATCGGATGCCTTTTCCAATATTTCTTCCTTTGTCATTATCTTTAAATTTGTGCCCGAAAGCTGTTAATCCGCATCTTTTATTTTTTGTAATGTGTCAAGTATCACGTTTGCAATCTCAAACCTACCGACATTTGGATTCTGTGGGACACTATAACACAAAGCTTTTAAAAGCTCAAAACATTGATTCTCATATAATATCATACGCTTACTTCTTTTGATTAAAATACTTTTCCAACTCTCGAAGAATGAACATCCCTCCTATCTTGAAAGACTGTTCTATCACTACTCGATGTTCCTTAAATACGTTTTGACTTCTTGCAAACCGAAACGCTTCATTCTCTAGTATAAGCACAAACTTATTAAATTCTGCATCGGTCATTTGCATTCACCTCCTTTGATAATTAAGTCAAACAATTCATCTGCGTATATCCAACCATCCAAACCATAAGCTTTAACTTCTAATTCCCACATTTCTTGATATGTGCCGCAATCAGTCTTGTACATCATATCGTATAGGTTGTAAAGATTTCTATAACCGCAGTCTCTTGAGTATGCAAGAATCCTTCCTCTGCCAATTTGAGGAACTTCGTTAGCATTATGAATCAAATCTTTGAATATCTCTTTCTCTGCCCAATCAATGCCATCCAAGAAATGCTTATCGGCATTTTTATCTCTTTGAACCATAAAGCCGTTTTTGCTAACCTTTCTGATTACACGATAGCTTTTTCTTGCGTAATCTCTGGCGGCTTGAATTTTTTTCTTTATGTCTATCATAACTATTACTATATTAAAAAGGTAAATATGGACGTTCAAGAAAACTAAGTAAAACAGCATGTTCTTTATATGCGAAAGAATCTGTTCTTCCCATTCTCTCAAAGCGTTGCATTTGCCTTTTACAATGCTCTATAAGTTCTTTCTTAAAAGCTTCGTCCATAACTTACCTCCACATCTTTAGTTGTACCTAACAATGATTCGTTGCCTTCGTAAGGGATGCAGAACTCCCATCTACCATTAACACATACATAGTCAAGATATTCATCTGTCTTATCTGTATGGCTAAATATATTTGCACGCCATTCCTCAGTTTTTTGATGTCTAACCAACACATTATCGAATGGTTTCAGCTCTACCTTTGGCTTCAAGTTCACAATCATTTTCTTCTCAGCATCCCAAACCTTGCCTTTCTTTTCGAGAGCTGAGAATAGCTGTTTTTTCTCTGAGTCAGTGGCAAGGCGAAGTTTACAAAGGTCTTTCTTAAAGAAACAAGTTCTATAGCCCATACTCAAAGTTAGACTACTTAAATCTAAAGAAATAAATGAGCTATAACCTTCTGATAAATCAGTTTTATCTGATACTATAAATACATCTTGTCTATTACCATAGTCGGCAAAAGCTATATCCCCATCCTTGAACTCTGGCTGAGTCTTCTCAATCTCCAAAGTCTCAAGGTTTAGTATGCCACCTAATTTTCTTTCAATCTCTCTGACATATCCATAGGCAATATTGTTTTCTAACTTGACAAACTTAGCTGTTTCTGCATTTGATACGTCTTCGTAACCATCCCTGCTATTAGAATAGCATCCGTTGAACTTTGTATAATCATCAGATGCCCATTCTTTGAAAATGCACTGAAATCCACAACTATTGATAAGCAAATCGCCCTTCTTCCAGGCGAACTTGCCCCAGTCACGCATATTCTTAGAAGGAAGGAGAATCCGTAAGCCTGCAAGCCAGCATTTTTCTGTACCTAGTTTTGAATAATCAAACAAAAGAGTACTGCCTACTTCATTAGTTGATGTACATTCTATATAAGTACCAACGTCTGTTGTGTTGACTTTATCTAACTCTACGTCTATATTGCGTAATAAGTCGTACAACTTAGTTCCTTGCGGCTTATCCTTTAGGATTTCCGCTACATTAATCTTATTTCCCATATCTGACTTTTTTATATTCATTTATTCTTCACTAAAATATTTCTTAACAAACACTCGTTCGGTGAGCCATTTTCCAAACCCCACTCTAAAGTAACGCTTTGATTTACCTTTCACAAACCCATATTCATCACGAGGTGTATTTACACTTAGGTATATCTTAGGAACATGGTTCACCGATACGTATGCAGTTATATATTCATCCGAGAATGCCAAATGCTGAACTTCACGGAACTTTACACTTTTAAAGAACATTTCCTTCATAAGCCTTAGTCCTTATAGATCGCATCAAGAATGCTTCTGAAATTCGGATTATCAATAACGGCTTGGGCATCTTCTTTGTTCTTGAAGTAAATAGCTCCCTCGTTATAACTACTACAAGAAGTAATACCATATTCACGGGTTCGCATGATATTATACTTATGTTCATTAGAATTCCAATCCGGTTTCCAATCTCCATTATAACACTTAGCTATATCCATTAACTTATCCAATGCAACAATTTTCTCTACATTACTATTAGTAACATTAGCAACGACTGGGCTAAGGCCACGGTCTATTAAAGTAGATATAACATCCTCATAGCTGAAGGGTCTCTTCTTGAATGCTATAATGCCCACTTTCAAGTCACTTTTTTCAATGTCCACTTCCATTCCTTTAGGAATATCTATGATTAACTTATTATCTAGCATTTCCATTTTTCTTATGTTTCATTTCCAAAATATATTTTTTATTCACAACCAACTCAAAGAACTTATATTTAGCATGCATGTAGTTGCGACCTAAATCAACTCCACCGACAAATTCTTCCATATACCAAGAGATTGCCGTATATTTTACAATATCATGCTCTTCCGGATGATTCACACGACCATTCCACACATCTGTGCGAACCAAATCGCAATACCCATAAGGTAATTTGGCACGTATCATTCTTGTGTTCTCCGCATCAATATAAACGTTTTTGTATTCTAGGTCTACACCTAGAATTTTACGATTAAGCTTTGCTACATCCATATCCCATTAATCTTAAAACACTACGTTGAAGATCCCTCGGTTTTAACGGATTTTTCTTCAACATTTTATTCGCTTCGTTTCGTATCTTGCGGCTTTTCCACTTCTTTGTAAGACGCATAGCCTTTAACAAACGATGGTCTCCGGCTAGCTTTCCAGCATCTTTTTTGCCACAATAATAGCCTTGCCTATAAGCCCAATATCTAGTCTTATAGACTTGCTTCATTATCTTCTTAGCTTGTCTTATTTTCATATCAACCTCACTTTCTATGGAAAAACGTTCCATGACACCAATCGCTGCTTTCAACATACTCATGTAGTTTAGTACATCTTCCTGCGAGCATACCATTGAAATGTTTACAACGACTGCATTCCTTTGAAGTTCTCAAAATTGAACGAAACAAACTAACGTTGGCACTCGGCATATTTACCTTATTCCATCTGATAGTTGCTTTCTGATAGAGATTCTTTAATCTAGGAATGAATCTACTCTCTTTCTTGAATGTATATTTTGAATCGAAGTAACGTGTGTCCGTTCCTTTCGCCATCATATTCAAGATTTTCTTAGCTTGTCTTATCTTCATATACTACTTGTTTTTATAAATTTCACATGTCCCCTCATAAATAGTGTTATTACTATAAATGTCATTATATTGCGAAATGGAAACCAATTCGTTTGCCTTCATTCCCTTAAGAATTTCATCGTACACACTTTCTATTGCTCTTCTCTTCAATTGCTCCATGCCAGATTTGTCACGGCAATAGTATTGCATTTCAAAATTTGACATTGTAACTCTTGAATGAAGCTTAACGACTTGTGGCTTTATGTATCTAACCTCTATCTTTGGCTTGATGCCTAGTTTGTCAGCTAGCCATTGTTTCCATTTCGGTTTTACATCTTCTCCATCCAAGCAAACAAGAAAGATGTAAATTAGACTAACACTTATATATAAAATTACAATTTCCATATGCTACTTATTTTTATCTCCTAATAATACGTGTCTTCGATAAGGGAAGAAATAGCAACGTTCTCCTGGACACCACCAACTAGGAGCGTTCTTCATACATCTACGACATAACGCTATATTCTTCTCAGCTTTTATGTTGTCACGTTCAAACTTTCTTCGTTCTCTTCTTGAAAGAGGAGGATAAGGATAAGTCTCTTCCTTAAAAAGCTTTGTGGCTAAAGCATTCAGTCTTTGAACTACTTTTTCTAATATTTTTTTTATCATACGCTACTTCTTTTTATCGAATTTATTGCCAATAACCTTAAATCTATTTAATGAATCTTTCTCACTCATAAGGTATGTTAGTGCAACGCAAAAGTCGCGACCATTCTTAGCGAGCAAACAAAATGCGCCATATTTAAACACTACTATTCCGTCAGGACTATCATTGGTAACATTTGAAAGCATGTCACCTTCCCAAACCTCATTACCTTTGCAATCTGTCAGCCCTGTGGACATACAGACTGTAGAAGGGTCAACCTGATGTGCATCATTTCTATTAAGCATTGATTCACTCTGCCTATCCTCGATGATGTAAGTGTTACCACATTCAACATAGAAGTAACCTTCTACCCAAGTGTTATTGTCAAGACGTTTAGCCTTGAACTTGATGTCTTCTAATTTCATAAGCTATAATCATTTAATCCCCTTACATTGTTTAACAACCGTCTCATTGAAAGACAAATTATAAGCATGAGTATCTGTAATACCTTCGGCCTCTTTATATTTGTCAAGAATAGAATCCCTTATTCCGTCAATATTAGGCTTATCTAAAAGTTTGAACATGATGACATTAGTCCAATCGTCAATTCTCCTGTTTGGATTATCAATCTCGTCTTTATACCAACCAGATTTTCGCCCACTATCTTTATGTGGAACACGATATTCTGCTACCATTGGTATTGCGATAAATCCATCATTCTCCATAGTAAGAACCATTACCCAATCAAGCTCAATTCCAAGTTTTTTCATCTTGAAATACTCTTTAATGGGCAACCATCCTTCTAACTTCATTCGCTCAATAAATAAGTTAGCTACTCCTGCTCCTATAATTTTATCGTGCATACTTCTCATTTTTATTTAACTTTATGAGCAGTACTATTAGTATGCTCTATATGTTCATTACTACAACAATATGGATAGAAATACTTATCCGCTCCTTTCATAAGTGCTTCTATAATATCATCGTCACTATCTTTGCACTTAGAATCAATAGTAACTCTAATACTTACTTCAAATTCTCTTACCATAATTATTCTTTTTAAGTTTCTTGCATTGCTGTATAGCTAAAGCTATTCTCATTCTTCCTTGCCAAGAAATGGCACTAGAAGAAAGGTATCTCTCCAATATTGGTGATATTGGATTAAGAAGCTCTGCGTATACTAAGCTAAATCCTGATATAAAAATATCTACATCCTGAGCATCAACATTATCATTGTGGGCATTTATTAACTCTACGGCTTCTTTATACTTCATATCATTCAAAAGCTTTGCTAGTACAAATTTAACATCCCATTCCATATCAATCTTCTTTAAGTTCTACTGGCTCATCGTTCCAAGTAAGTTCTCTTCCGATGAGCTTCTTAATGCTTCCTTTAGGAAGGTAACAGCAACCGGTATTTGCGTACCTCTGCCCATATAAATATACGACAGAGCAAATCCATAATGTATTACTTTCATTTCTGCAAGGTTTTTCTGCAAAAATATGTTCACAGCCACCTTTATCTACTGCTAACCAAGACATAACTATTCCTCCAATTTTTTAATTAATAAATTACTTTTCTTATCAAATAGTTTATAACCACTACGGAGATACCAATCTAGAACAAATCTATCAGATTCATCTTTATCAAATTCCAATCCGATTTTCTTTACCCCATTTAACTTAGCCTGTTGTTCTGCGAGTTGTAACAGGCGTTGTGCAACACCATTTCTCCTATGAACAACGTCCACCCAAAGTGCATATATTAGAGCTTCGGCTTTGCCGAAAATATCACTAACATATAATGGAATAGATATTTGAACAGAGCCATGATTTTCTTCATCAGTTATTAAAATTCTGATTTCATCCTTCCATGTCTGTTTTTGTATCATAATCAATCCTCCAACTCTATGTTATTTCTGCTGCGTAGCCATCTTGTGCTTCCTCACAATACTGACCTTCGCAAAGCCAACCTATGCCGATGTTATATTCTGAGATAATGTTCTTGTTACAATACTCACAGATAGCATCGCCATGTTTATTTTGTAATTCTTCTCTTGTCATAATCAATTATCATTATATTCTTCCCATCCATTCTCCCAAGAGCCACCTGAACGGATAGCCCAAAACTCTTGTTGAGGAAGGATAGTTCCTTCTTCATCAACTAACTCCTTTCCTTCATATCGAACAAACTCACCCTTTGAAAATGATTTATGTCTTATCGGCTTTCCTACGCTGATAGCGAAAGCCATTGCTTCATTTCTTGTCATACTCAATCCTCCAATTTCTTAATAGGTTTCCAATGAGTGATACGAGCCATTCTCCCTTCCCATAAGATGATGAAGTCATTATCATCTTTTGGGACTGTAGTGCATTCCACTCTTCTGTTTTTGAAAACATTATCAGGAGCCATCTTGCTTGTTACAAAGACTTCTTCTCCATAAGGTGGCAACCCATCCTCAACAGATACCCAGTCTGACCTACAGAGTTCCTTCAAAGCTACCTGCAATGTGTTTATGATGTGGCTTTTTACATTTCCTTGTATGTAGTCATCATCTGTAACTTTTGTAAAACGGATAGTTTTCTCTATCAGCTCTTTAACTTTCTTCTTATCCATAATCACTTTGATTAAATATTATTTCTTACTCATCCTCCAACTCTTTAAGTGCTTTGTTTAAATACATTATAGCTTCAGTTTTCTGAGTACTTATAAGCCAATTCATAGAGTTCAAAATTTGAATAGAATTATTGATGTATTCTTTAGCGTTTTTTATACTCATTGCTTATCATCCTTTGCCTTTTTAAGATAAAATTCTCTCCAATCTTCAAAAGTCCAATCTCTTGTATTATGAGTAAGATTGAAAACTTCCGTATCTTTCTCTAACTGGAATAATAGCCAAGCATAATCTTCATATCGCTGTCTTAGCAATCTCTTGCGACACAATCTTACATGCTTGTATAACTTATAATCAGCGGTTGCAGCATCAAAGATTATTTTACCTACTATTGCTAACAGATAAGCAGATATAACACCTAATGCAATCCAACCTAATATTGTAATTACTAAGTCCATATTCTCTTCTTTTTACCCTCTCCCTGTTGCCAAGGAGAGGGTGGTTAATTACTTACTCACAAATAATAGCGAGCTGACCACAAGCAGCTCCATTCTCAATTTCAGCCTTTGTTGCGATTGCTACTGCATAATCGTAGCCCATCTTTTCCAATTGATTCTTAATTGCATTCATACTTAGTAATCTCCTTTTCTTTAAATGATTTATAATATAATTGCTTAAAACCTAACTTTATCAAAACGTTAATGTAATCTCTATACTGTTTACTGATAAAGATTTCGTTGTTATTGCCAACAAATCTATACCATAAATTGTCAAGAAATACATTTGTCTTATAATGACCTTTATTGCAATCAATGATAACTAGCTTCCCACCTACCTTCAGATACTTCTTCAAGGTTATAAAAGTTCTCTGTAAATCTGGGATATGATGAACAACGTTTCTTAGATAAAATACATCTACTGATTTTTCTCTAAGACCGACAATCTCATCTTTCCCATCATACTGAAAATCCAATTGTGGAAAGGTTGTTATATCGCAAGTTTTATATCCAGCCTTTGGATTATAGCCACTTCCGAAATCAATGCACAATTTTGTCATCATCAATATGATTATTTCTTCTTACAAGCTCATTGTTCTTAACGGCCTTGCAATACTTTTCCCAATCACAGAAATTTCCAAGAGGAGTTATGATAATATCGCTTCTGTTGTACTTCCCATAATTGCCAAATACTCCAAATGTATGTCCATTCCACTTGTAATCATAGAATCCATATCCGTCATCACCAACCTTTACAGAACCATCTGGGAGTCTTATCTCACCATACCTTGCCTGTAAATCTTCGCATACAATGCTATAGAAACCATCTGATAGTATTGTTTTCAGTAGTTGTGGATTCAAACTTTCCTTGCACTTAGGAATGTTTATTCTTGTGTTTGGAATAATCTCCTTACACAGAAGTGCCATATCTCTACGTCTTTCGTACTGTTCGATAGAAGACACGCTGATAGCAACCTCAGTTAATCCGGCATCTTTCAATGCAACGATGATGTCCTCATTAAGCAGTATTCCATTTGTAACAAGACAGATACCATCAGATGTATAGTTGCTGACTATCTTTACGATCTTTACCAAATCTGGATTGAGCAAGCTTTCGCCTCCCATGATAGTTGCTCTTTTCAGAACACCAACCTTCTTCAAAGTTTCCTCCATCTTATCACAATCCAGTCGCAATGGTGACTTAAACTTTTGGTAGCAGAAGTAACAATTTCCGTTTACTCCTGTACTTTCGTTCATGTTGCAATTCAGATTTGTGATAATTCTATATCTGAAAATACCCTTTTTCATACTAAATTAATTCCTTCTACAACACCATTGCCGAGGTGATTTTTCTCTGATATGTTATTCACATTAATAGGAGACAACTTCACGAAGAAATGCTCCTTATCAAACCATTTTTTCAGCTTTTCTGCATCAAAATCGGAAGTGTCAACAAGTGTAAGATTGATTGTAGTCTTCAGATTGCTTTCTGTGCGAATCTGACCTAACTCTTGAATAGTCATCTTGTTCTTGTAAGGAATCAACCAATTACGCTTGTCATCATCAAATGAATGTAAGCTAATCTGTAACGTAATATTTCCCTTAATGAAAGAGAAATCGCTTCCCTTAATGCCAATCGTTGATACGTAATGATGAGTATTTGGGTATTTCTCAGTAATAATGCGGATAGCATCCTTGACTGCATCAATATTGAGGAATGGCTCGCCCATACGAGTATAGTTAATCTTAAACTCTTTTGCTTTGCTTGGGTCAGCACCTGCCTTGTTGATGGCAAATTCAACCTGTTCAACAATTTCTTCTGCCGTAAGATTGCGATAACGTTTCATGTTGCCTGTAGCACAGAACTTGCATCTTACTGGACACCCACTCATTGTAGATACTCCTATCATCCAACGTTCCGTGCGGTCGCCAAGCTCATTGTTGTCGAGCTTATTCTGATGTCTGCCTATTGCATCTTTGGTGTAATAAGGCAAGAATGTATCTGTCGTTTCAACAAGGAAACCATCTTCTAATTGAAGGCAATACACGACACCATTCTTAAATGTTTTCTTTCTTAATTCCTTCATATTCTCTTCTATTTATATCCCTTGCAGGATGGTTAGTTAATTATTTCGTAAATTCTATCATATATTGTGCAAGCACAGAGCCTACATAACATAAGGTCATAAGTATTGCTGCCACTGTCGCAATTACAATACTTACTGTTCTCAACTTTGGCGTTTCTGACCAAAATATTGCACTAACTATCAGAAAGATAGTTCCTAAAATCGTTAACAATACTACCATATTACTTATATTTATATCCCATAAGGGATAGTTATTTACTCTGGTGTCTTCGTTGTATATTTATCAGATGATGTGTAGAAATATATAATCACCATCTGTAGAAGTATTCTTAATATCACAAGAAATATCTGCTTTATCAAATACAAGTACTTCACAATCTCCACCCGTGATGTCAATGTAAGATTTTAAATGCTCTATCAACTCACTTGCTTTCATATTACTATCTGTTAATATCCTTTCCTCAATCTTATACAATAATCAATAGCTTTGATTGCTAACCAAATAGCATGCTTCTGCTTATCGTCAATAAGATTTTTTCTAATCTCAAATAGCGTCTTCTTTGCTTCTGTTGCATTCATATTACTATTTATTTATGTCTGAAGGCGTTATAAACTTATTCAAAATAGTTTTCAGAATCTCCGTCACAACTTTCATGCTCACATACCTTCCGTTTCCAAATCTCACAATAAAGTAAATCTGTTTCAGTTGGTTTTGCATGCTTGCAATATTTACAAACTTGAAACATTGCATCCATACCTACACCTCCATTTTGTGATTAAGACCAAGACCGAAGAGAAGGTGCTGGAGTTGTGGAACAAACTTGGCTGGACAAAGAAACATCGAACAACATTCATTGATTATATATGCATTCTCATCCATGATTACAAGCTTTCGGTGTGGAAATTCCTTGAAATATATATCGTCCTTATGTTCCCATCCATTCTTCTCTAGAATGGATGGGGTAAGAGGAATAGGAACAAACTGACCTTTTTCTACAATAAATCCATCAATGCCATTAATCGTTCTTAATAACACTTTGTCTATTGTTTCATAGTCAACAAACTTACAAACAACACCATTTGGTGTAAAGTTGTTTGGCTCTGTTCTTGTCATCACAAAGTCATCTTCAATATATTTCTGTGCCATACGCTTTAATCTTTGCTATTAATAAGATCCTCATATTCACCTATCGTGATTTCCTTGAAATCGGAGTTACATTTCTCTGCTCGGATGCCATCATCGAAGAAGGCGAAAATGCGGTCTTTGTGACAGAGAAGCTGAGTGATGGAGATAGAACCACTTTGAGAATCCCCTATGCCCAACTCATTCAATATCTTGAAATGGTTGGTGATAGCCTTGTAGGATGCAAGTACGGCGGCGACAGCCTTGCCCTGCTTATATCGCTTGTTAGGCGCTACGGCTACATAATAGCCATCCTCTAGCATTTTGCTATCTACCTTTCTCCATACTTTTTTATCTAGCGTGGCGAAACGCTCGGATGGTATCCAGATGGCGGTTATTTCATATTCTCGCAGCAGACTGCGGTTAGGCTGATAACCTTGATACTTCTCAAACTCGAAGCCAACGGCTTCTTCTACTCGTTTCATGTATGATTGATGCTCTTCAAATTCAGCATCGAGAATACTCTTAATGTATTCATAAGCCTTACTTCCCTGTTTTGCTTCGTACAACATACGCTTTACTTTTTACGATGATTAAACTTCTTAATAGCATCTTTCTTTGAAGCTGCCATAATCTTAATACCTTTGATGGTGAACTCATGCTGCGCCTTTGGCTGGCACTTCTGCTTATCGGATGGAATGTTGCCATTTGGAACATTAAATCTGATACGTGGAACACCGAAAGGAAAATCATCACCCATTTGGTATTCCAATTCAGTTTGCATACCAATCATTGATAACAATCCATTCATACGCTTTACTCCTTAAAACATAATTCTAAAATCATAACCTTTCAAAGTAGGTCTCTTTTGGAGGACGAACTTTTCTAAATCTTCAAAATCTATCGGGAAGAGCGCACAATATTTATACTTTAACGTGCAGACAAATCTTCCGTTGAGCATAACATCAAAGATAAATGTTTTCATTGATTACCTCCTTCCTTTGGCAGTAAATCATCAATATAGAGCCACCGAGTTATATTTGCGCTTTCAAAATAAGAAACCCAATCCCAGTAAACATAACTATTATTTAACCTCTTTAATGATGCATAATCTTTAATAGTATCTGTAATACTATACTCTACTATTAAAGGTTTTCCTTCACTTGGTATCTCACTAGCAGGATGCCACAAATCCTTCAAAGCTCGATTATATCCACGTCTAAAACCATACTCGAAGAAGCATCTATCATTATCCGATAATCTATCGTAGTATTCTTTATCGTCAAGTCGTGCAGCTTCTTCTATTTTCTTATCGTCAAAAACCATTTTATTAAGCTTCATAACCATTATTACGTAGTTCTTCAATTAAAATCTTAACATCTTCTATAGATTCTCTTGCAAGAGTTCGTAGATGAGTTCTGCGAACTGCTTCAGGGCAAGCGCATCTATTATCATGTTCATAATCTTCCCCTCGTTGTTTTACTTTATCTCTAAACAACTCGGCAGATTTCTCATACAAAAAATCTAATTCTATTTCAGATAATTTCATAATCAAACCTCCTCTTTAAATTCGGACTAACACTACAAGCCTTTATTTCGATTATCGAAAACATGCTCACCAAAAATCTTCTTAAGTACTTTCATATACCTAATCTTTTATATCTTTAATATAACACCACTTTGTGATGTTGTTTCTCCTTACATAATCTTTCCAATAAACAAAAGAGTAAAGATAATCAGCTTCGTACTTAAGACCTCCATCGTCTCCATCATACCATTCTGTAAGAATCCATTCTTCGTAGTTTGGAGCTTCTTTTGCAGAGTACCATTTAGTCATTGTTCACCTCCTTCCTTTGGAAGTAAATCACTAATATAGAGCCAGCTAATAATATCATAATTAGTTCCAATATATTTGAAATCGTAATCATACCATCCAAAATCGTGAAAAGATGATTGTTCTATTCTTTCTTCATCTTGAAACATCCCATGATTAGGATGATAAACAACTCTTACCAAGCATGTTCTATTTTTATCAGGCATTTCGCTAGCAGGATGCCATAAGTCCTTAAGGAACTCTTCCTTAGTTAATCTCTTTTCCATTTTTCAGTCTCCTTCACATAAAGTTTCGTTAACCTCGTCATTGTATGTGTGAGTAACCGGATTGTACTCGGAATGGGTCGCATCTACCCTACCTTTCCGGTTAGTGAAATAGATAGCATTTCCTTGGTCATAGAACCTGTATACTGTTATACTATCCACGACAAACAATTTCTCGACCTTGAATTTGTCAACAGAATCCGAGATTTGGACTCTTGTACCCTTACCTTTGCAACCTACCAAAATGGCGGCAACGGCTATTATCATAATTACCTTTTTCATATCAACTTCTTTTCTTCTTAAAGAATACGTCATTCATCGTACCCTAATATACTAAAGAACTCATCCATTTTTGAATTTAGATTGTTTGCCATTAACATATATGCCGGAACGGAGCGACCGATATTGCACTCTAACTTCAATGCATGTATCATTACTGAAGCTTGATGGCTTGAAATCTTAACCCTATCCAATCTGGAAAGTATTTCGCTCTGCGAATCTGCATTACGAAACACTTTCTTGATAAGACTTTCTATGTACTTACGCTGCTTGTCCGTCATTGCTCTTATTGTGCTCAAGAGACTCAACCAAAGCCTTCAGACCATTGAAGGTAGCATCCACCAACTCCTTGCTATCGGAAGCATCAAAATACCAATTTCCAATAATCTTGCTATTATTTTCGGCAAACATCGTAATACTCGTATGAGTATTTGAAGACGACATCTGGATAGACTCCTTTGTTCTACCCATGAGGCTGGCAATCTTTGCCAACACCTCTACATAAACATTATTCTTTTCCACTTTCTTCTTACAGTTTTTGTGGTGTGTCTCACCATTTTAAAATTAGTAACCTTGTTTCTTAATTACAATGCAAAGATACAAAGAATTATTGAAATATGCAAATTATTTAATGTATTTCTTGTATCTTTTAACACTCTATAATGATACAAACAAATAATTTGCTGACGTTAACAAAAAAATCCCCACCACTACATTATTATATATAGTGATGGGGCAAACCTTTAAAACAAAATAGCATTATGGATTTCTACGATTACTATCATATCAAATCATCCACATAAGCCCATTTATAGATGGCGTTTGATTTCGTGAACCTATTCCACCATTCCTCGCCTAAGAAATTCAGATGCTTGAAACGCTTACGAACCTTAGTCAGACCGACAATGCGTCTGTTGTACTCAGGCAATTCTTCTACCGGATGCCAAGCACCGTCCTTTTGGTATTTCATTCCCAACTCCAAGGCTTGCTTGGCTATCTGCCTTGCACCTTGACTAAAGTCTATCTTATCAATCAACATTTCTAAGTCCATAATCAAATAACTTTTATGTTAACTTTGTCTTCAAAAAAAGCTTCTAGCACTTCCTTGGCTTTTGCATCTGCTTCATCCAAGTCTTTGCATTTGACTACTTGAACACCATAACCTATAGGGTTACGCAATTCATAAATACCATCAGCCTTTACCAAGCGAAGGAAAATATCTCCACCTTTGAAGCGGTACGAATATCCTCCTGTTGCCTCGTTCCATTGTCTAACTATGTTTCTCACCGCCATAATATCTTTGCACTTTTTCCAATGTAGCACTAGCACCCTCAATGTAGGCGGCGATAATGACATTTCTATATAGCTCACTATTTTCCTTATCAATTCCTACCAAGCCTTCTGTTGATTTCAAAGGCTCAATTGTAAATTTATAAGCCTCCTCTACTATCCAGCTAGGAACTCCATTTGAAATCAAATTCTCACAATACTCATTCATAATTTAACCTTTTAAAATTAGTGGATGACAAGGGATTTAAACCCTTGTTGGTGCCAATTCCTCCCCAGTGACCTGGTACACGGAATGTTTAATCAGAAAATCCGCTCCAAGTTTGCGAGGGTCGCATTGCTTTCAGTTGCCAATGCCACTCATCCGTTTGTCAGCGACAGATGCGAATTTGAAGACTGTGCACCATTCCCAACCTTGCCCAAGGGTTTCTGCCGCTGACTGATGGGCTTTTACCAATGGTTGTCGGCAAATTTTAAGTGTTCACATCTTACGATGCGGTATTAACTATCTCCCTGCCCAAGAGAGCAACCATTAGCGATAGGCTATTTGTAGTTATGAAACTTCAAATAAAGCCGTGTGACTCCTAAGTTTACAATCCCGCCCCCACGCAAGGCATCACACGGCTTTGACACGTGGGTATTTGGTAACTTATGTCAATCCTACCTCGTCTTTCTTATATCATTCCGCTGCCATCCTGCCGCCCAGTCTACCGGAGCTGCATTACAGCAGTGAAAAGATGTATTCACATTATACAAGGCAGCTCTGAACTCATCCTATTCTTCTGCCGAGAACAGACAATCCTTGTTTACTCGCCTAGTCATAATTTCACTACATTATAACCAAGCCGACTTGCAAGATCAAGGAACACGTTAAAGTCTTCTTGTGCAAGTTCTGTTCCTGACACCACTCCATTCTCCATAGTGAAGTAACGCTTTGTATTGTAAAGCGTATCCTCCAAGCAATAAGTTCCTTTCATTTCTTCATTCTAATCAATAGTAAACAACCTTTCAATAGGTCTCTTTGTAATATTCGGGTTAAGGGAATTGGTTACTTCCTTTTCCCAAACACATCTGAACTCCTGTGGCATCTGGTATTCGCTGATAAATACCTTATGACCTCTTCTAGCCATTTCCATGCACCATATATAGAATCTTTCGTAATCGAAATTCTTTGATACATCATACTTTTTCGTAGCTTTGTAAGGCAAATCGCAATACACTATACTCCTATCCGGTATCACAAGTTCATCATAACTGCCGCTATAGAACTCAACACCCTGTAGAAGGGGTATATCACGCATTGTGTTTTCAATCTGCTCCCTTATGTAATCTCTTGCCTTTCCGTTCTTGCCGACAACATTATGTCCGCTATAGCCACCATCAAAGAAGCGACCATTAAAGCTCGCCATAAAGCCAATTAGTCCGACACCTGCTTCTGTGAAGAAATTATTCTTTCCGTGATAGCAGTCTCTTGCAAAGTTATACAACGTCTTACTAATATGGTTGAAGACAAACCCATCATTCTGAAGATACTTCCACATTTCGATAAGATACCTATTCTTATCGTTGGCAATCCTGCGATACGTGTCCGGAACGTTCTCAATAACGCTACAACCACCACAGAAAGCATCTACAAACGTATCATGTTCCTTGTCCAGCATAATCGGCAATATTTCATGCACGATTCTAGCCTTACTACCCATGTACTTCATCCTATCAACTTCTTAATCATTTTAACACCTCGCTTACCAAACTTTCGCTCGACAACAGCATTATAGCTCACTCCATCAATGGAACACTCATCCGGATAGCACTCTTCAAGCCAATCTGTGAACTTCAGCAGATTGAAGACTAACTCTTTTCTCGCTAAAAGAAACCGCATATCAATGAATTTTCCAAAGCTTATTCCGAAGATTTTCTGAAATTCATTACCTATAGGCAAGAACTCACTTGGTTCGATTTTCATTAGCTTGCTTTCTTAGATGTCACACTCTCCAAAGGATAGTCACTCTTCATAAAGTCACTAATTCCGATATAAGTTTTCTGCAAATCCTTCTCATCGTCTTTCAAGTCTTCTGTCGCATTTACAGCGGCTGCATTCAAAGTCTGTTCGTTGAAGACACCGTTTCTCACCTTATCGAAATAAGAAAGAATCTCTTTAGTCATCAAATGGTCAGCCAATCTTTTGAAATCCTTATCCATCACCAATGCCATGAAGTCATAAGAATTTTCAAAGGCCAAGATAGGAGCAAAATCCTTGAACGCTTGCATTAAGTTAACATGCAAATCTTCATACAGCTTACGGATGATATTCTCGTAAGTTCCCAAACAAAGGTTGGTCAGATTGTACAGGATGATTGCATTCGCATAAACTCCCGATTTTTCACCAATCCCTAAGTTCTGTAACCTCACCGCAAGCTTATCTCGCAACTTGTACAAGTCTTCACTAATCTTGTCATAGAACGTCATTGCGAATTCGTTATTGAAATCTGCATTAGGAACATAAGCGTCATAATACTTAATCGCCTTGCGAAGGTTCTTCTTGCAGTCCACCCACTTCTTCTTCACTTCAAACCTAACGCATTTCTTCTTCAGAATACTCTTTTCGATTTTCTGCATGAAGCACTCTGCCAACACCATTTCAACATAGACATATTGCTGAAGATAACCTCTAGTAACAATCATAACCTTGTTTACTTCGGTTTCGGTCATTCCATGCGGCACACTGATAATTATCTTCTTGCCACCGACATCTAACAGAACTCTTCTGAAACAATTAACACTAGGCATGATGTTTTCTATTAGAATATTCAACAACCTTGTTATAGCACTCTGTCCTTACCAAATCCTCGACCTTATTCAATACAATAACCTCATGGGTATCATTCATATTGACTTGTGGACAGCAAATCTGATAAAAATACTTTGTCCTGATGGTAAAACCAAGCAACTTGATTTGTTCCTTGAATACCCGACCAGACACCACCTTATCAAGTTTTTTCTTGCCTTCGAAGAGATTCAAACTCTCCTCTCTACGATATACAATATCGGTATTAACCGAAAAAATCTTTCCGATCATAACTATTCCTCCAAATTTCTAAGCGTTTCAAGACTCTCATCATTATCAACATCATAGCCGATATGATATTCGTTGCCTATTCTAGCACCAACATATACCTCTTCTGCATCCAAGATATAACGGGACATCTGTTCACGCACCTTTATCTGTTCTTCATTCAATCCAAGTACATCAAAGCACTCTTCCTGCAATGACTTATATGGTTTCGTTCCCATATATGAAACATAAGCCAGCTTTCCGTCCTGATGCAATGGCTCCCACTTCTCCCACCAATGGTTACGGTACTCCAAGATACCTCTTTCTACTCCATCGGCACAAACATATTTAACTATTCGTATTTTCATTATCAACCTTTTTTAAAACAACTTTAACTGTCTTTCCTTGGCACTTGAACACACGAGACTTAATCTTGTATGTAAGATTGTTAATCACGACTTTATCACCTACACAAGGCATAAAATGGAAATCGTAATTTTTCCAAATGATACTGCCTTCATACTCGAATTCAACCATTTTTTATGCTTTCTAATGCTTTTTATATTTATCTAACATTACTGAATTAATCTCAGACCAAAAAGTTACAATTACGTCTTTTGAATCAACATTATGTTTCTGTGCTATAAAATTTCCAGCACTGACGAAATCAAAATAGCCATCAATCGTCTCTTGTGTACCTGTACATGTACGTGTTATGCCATTCTTGACATACTTAGCCACAAAATAATAGCATCTCTTCATCGCAACAACTCCCTAATAAATTCGTTACGCATCGGCTCAACGATGCTTGTATACAAACTCTGCTTATCTTCCGGAATATCATCCGGTGTAATAGAGAACATCAACAAATAAGACATCGGAATCTCCAATACCTTGCATATTGCATCAATCTTACTCTTACGTGGAAACGTTCTTCCGGTCTCCATAAACAACATATTTGTCTCACTACAACCGATAGCCTTACCAAGTTGTCGTTGGGTCAAGCCCTTGCTTACCCTCATTGTCTTAATCGCCTTTCCTAAATCCATTTAACCTCCTATTTTAAATTTTCAAATCTATTCTTAATTGCAATCATGGCATCATTGACACCATCCTTATATCCAACAGAATACAAGGAACAATCCTCTTCGCTCGGTTTTCCGGTTTTTGATTTCAAAAACTCTTCTATCTCACGGAAACCATACTCCAAGAATCTGAGAAACATAGCGTTCTTCGTGATAGCTGGTCGTAGAACATCTTTAACCCAATCCCAGCCATCACCATAACCCAAAGTGAAATTAGAATTATTACAATATCTCACTTTCGGCTCATCCAACCATTGTTTTATTATTTCCTTTTTTGTCATCATTCCCAGTTTTTATGGTGTGTCTCACCTTTTCAAATTAATAACCTTTATTTCTTAATTGCAATGCAAAGATACAAAGAATATTCGAAACATGCAAGCGTTTTAATGTGTTTCTTTATATTATTAATGTATTTTAATTGTTTAATATAGTTTCTACCATTTATTTTAAACTTTTTACATTTTTCTCTTTCTCAAATACTCATGCGGCCAATTACCTTTATCCTTAATTTTATCTTACTATGTTCTTTAACGTGTGCCTCACGCTTTCTAATTTTTGCATCTTGCAGCGATTTCTGTCAATCGCTTCCCTTGTACTTTCGTAGTGCTACCTTTCTTGCATTTCAAAATATTTCCTATACTTGTATTTTGTATTACCAAGAAATGGACGCAACAAAAACAACTTCTAAAATTCTTATCCATTTGACATTTCCTTTTTAAGTTTCTTTCTTTGAGCCAAGAACATAACAATCTCCTCGAAATCATCGCAATTCAAGAGCATTTGTCCAACCTGCCATTCCGCTGCTTTCTGATTGGCATCCTCCATACCCTTTGCTAAGAATGTGATTTTCTTGTCTTGGCTTCGATTCTCTACAGTAACTTCAAGTGTACCATATTCAAGTTCGGTAGTCTTCATACTGAGACCTTCATCAAATATCCTCAACAAATGATTAAAAAGATTACTTCTTTCCATTTTTCAACCTTTCATTTTCTTGTTTCAACAAGTCCTCAAATTCCTTGCGCTTTGCTCGCATAATCTCGAACCATTTACTTGGTGTTATAGGACACCCCATAAGCCAATGGTCGAAGTTTGGAACAGGCAAATTGAACTCTCTAGCTTCAATAGTATAATCGTACCACTTCAACAACTCTTCTTCGGGAGCTTCCTTTTCAATATCTGTTACAATAGTAGCCATATCGAAAGTCAAATCGCCACAATTAGCTATTCCTCCAACTTGGTCACCTATCCAAAATGTCTCCGGATTATCTAATCCGTAAAATTCATGCTTCTCACAGAATGCCTTCAAGTAAGCATTGCAAGCATTCTCGTAATCATTCTTTAATTTCTCCTTATCCATATCACATATCCTTAAAAAGTTTATTAATCTCGCTCTTCTACACCTTTGGATGGGAGCACATCACAACTTGCGTACTTGGGTCATGTCTTACCTGCCATTCACAAGTATTACACCCCAAATCACCAACTTTATTAATTGCATTGGTGTATCTGCCTTTCTCACCATAGGGGCAATCGGTAACAAAATCCTTTCGTCCCCAGATGTACTCATCTATCTTGTATGAGATAGCATTTGCTTTCTCCTTTTTCTCGTTAATATTTAAAAACATCATATCGTCAATATTTAAAATAAGCATAGCTGACCATCATCAGCGACCTTAACATTACTCTCAGAAAACCAAAGTTCCTTGAATATCCTCTCCATGCAAGCTACGACAATCGAATTTCCAGCAGCCTTTTGAAGACTTGACTTCGACACTCCACTTTCAAGCATCTTGTCTATGTATTCTTCGTCAACGTTCATTAAGCGGAAGAGTTCTCTCGGAGTCAAACGCCTAATGCGCAACCTTGTCTCTCCAAGCACAACCAAGGAGTCCTTGCTCGCAGATGTAATGGTATTGGCTATGTTCTTTCCAAGTTCGACCTTTGAACTATGCTTTTCGCCTTTTATCCACTTCCCCTCAGAACGAGTTCTTATAGCTGCACTCATAGGTTCTTTCCATTCATTCGATACAAATTTCTCTTTACATAGCAAGTCATCACTAAAAAAGTACTTCTCATCCACATTTTCCTCCAAGACATCAACCAAGTGTTTCTCTAGTTTTGTCTTTCTCGGAAAATGATAATCTATCTTATCACCATCGTTTCGTATAGAGAGCATGAATACACGCTTTCTGTTCTGAGGAACACCGCAGTCGGCTGCATTTACCACCTTAGCGAAGTTGATATATCCATATGATTCTAACTCCTTGCGCCACTTGTTAAAGAACCCTATGAACTTTGTTTGAACCAAAGCCTCTACATTCTCCATCAAGAGGTATTTCGGCCTCTTGGTAATAATGGCGTTTCTTGTGAACCAAAGGATAGAGGAACGTGTATTGCTTCCCTCCTCTATTCCTTTCTGCTTTCCGGCTTGCGAAACAGACTGGCAAGGTGTTGAATATGTCAGCAAGTCAAAATCGGCTACCTTGCTCCAATCTATCTTGGTCATGTCACCAAAGTTCTTGCCGGATAGACTAGGAAAGCAAGCATTATGCAAAGCTATTGCATTTGGCTCTATCTCAGACCATCCGATGCACTCGTAATCGAAATCAGAATATTTCTTCTTCAACCGCTCTAAAGCCATCAGTTGAGAGTCATATCCGGCACAAAGTTCAAACGTCCGTATCTTCATTAAATATCATGGGTTTTACAAAAATCCTCTACAAAGCCATCACCCCAATCATCCTCATGCCATATCTTTGCAACTTCAAGCTGTCCCATTTCCTTTATAGCCAAAAGAACTTGCTTTATATCGTTTTCGTACTTAGGCAATGAATTCTCCATAATCGGGAATACATCCTTTATCTCTTCAAAAGACAACACAACGTCAAACGAACCACCTTCACTTGGCGTTACTTCAAACAACTCTTCAGAAAGATTCTTTGAGGATTTCAACCACTTCAAGAATTGCTTTCTACTACGATACTCACAATATAAATTGCTAAACTTTACGTATAGCTTATCAAAACTTAACTCTTTCATAATAAATCAAATTTATCTTTAATTATCTGTTTCAAACACCGTCTGCTTGCCTCGTCTCATAGCACGATACTTCTCAGGAGCCATTGGTAAGCCATTCTCTTTTAATGCTTTCTCATATGCACCAAAAGCCAAGCAATCCGCTTGCTCGTTCAAATCATCGCCATTATGTCCCTTTACCCAAGTCAAAATAACAAGCTTATCCTTTGCACACTTACGATACAACTTGATTAAATCTGTGTTCTTTATATCTGCGCCTATTTCCCAATCTGTATATCGGAACATCTTTAATGCGTACTTGGAATCACTTCGAACCTCTATGACAGAACCTTTCGGGCAATAATTAACGGCTGATATTATCGCTAACATCTCCATTCTATTATTGGTAGTATGCAAGCAATGGTGTGTCTTGACCTTTTCAAGTTCACCTGTAGATGTATTCACAACAATATACGCAGAACCACCTGCCTTATGGGTGGAATAGTTATCGCAGCTACCATCTGTATAGCAAATATAGTTTGGAAGAAGCCTTTTTCTTTCCACAACAGTTTCTTCTTTCTTAGGTTGAACCTTTCCATACTTTGCATTCTTGCCTGTTCGCAAAACGGAGTTGTAAGCACCTGCCAATGTTCGCCAATCATCACAATAGTTTCCATCTTTCTGTCTCCATTCGTTTTTCCATAACAAGTCCCACAAATCTTCGATAAAGCCCTTTTCTATCCAATTTTTCTTTATACAGAAACCCGAAAAGACTCGGGAAGATGGTATCTTCGCATACAAATCCTTTGCCATTTCGTCAATAGCATAATCTTTTTTGTTTGCGGTACACCAATTGGGAATAACAATTATCACCTCCATCTTGCCAAGCAGACGTTTAAATCTAGATATATTGCCAAAGTAGCGATTAGACTCTTCCGCAAAGTCAGCATTCTTCACTAAATTCGCAAAAGTTTTGTTTGAAACACGAATCGTAAACAAGTCTATATCCTTACAAGTTTCCAATATTCTATTAACCAAGTCAAACATAGCCTCTATTTTGTCGGCTTGTTGCTCGTTGACCAGGAAGTTGTCACGAATGAATTTGTCACCATCATACAATCGACTATAAGCCAACACTCGATTTGCACCTTTCACACGATATGAACTCAGATAAACATCATAAGCTCTAACTTGATGTTCTGATTCCAAGTACTTTTCTTCTATCTTCTTCATAATCTCGTATATATAATAATAACACGTAATATATCAAGGAACACGTTAGCCTCTTAAAGACTCCTATACTTATTCCAACTAACTACTAATATGAAAATGTCCAAAATAGAACTTACCCACCATAGAAGTCATCAGGTAGATTTCCTATTGTGCCATTTTCCTTTATTTGCATTCGATGTCCCTTCAATTTATAACCATAGATTCTGTGCTTGATAGCAATAGAAGTCTCTCGGTCTCCAAAAGAGTAAGAGCAAGGTATAATTAAATAGTGCAGGTTACCTACGTTAAACGTAAAGTTCCTACGACCAAACCTTTGCAATGTTCGTTCCATCTCTCCCTCGTTTCTATCATCTGCCATGTGCATTTCCGCATACGTGGACTTAATCTTACCTTCGCAGATAAGATTCTTCTTGATTCGGCATATAGAGCCATGACCCATATTCACAACCTTTGCAAACGAGTTAGTAGTTAGTTGATGCCAAGCACAATCATTGTTGCCAACGTTAAAACAGTCTTGACGAGCACCACTAATAACCGATGTGTACAAAATATTGTTGACTATAGAATATAACTCCTTTAGCTTATAGTCCTTATTAATAGGAATACGACAAACGTAAGCCCCTTGAAAGCGACCGCCCTTTTTATTGGGCTTCTTTTCTTTATCACGGAACGTATTCACGATAAATCGCCCGTTACCAAGTTCTGTAAAGAGTCCATCCTCCTTGACATCCTTTAGCAATTTTCTTGCCTTTGGATAGCCTACACCGAGTTTTTTCTTTACATCCTTGATGGTTAAGTTAAATATTACAGAATTTCTGCGTTGCATCTTACACCAAATGGCAAAGCAAAGAGTCTCCTTGTGCGCTTTCACTTCTTGCGATGACGCACCATAGGTATACTTCTTTACCAAGTCCATACGTATGTGTAAATAATGCTTTCCCATAAATTCCTTATTTGTTTACCTTATCTGTGTTTCGCCTACTCCAACAATTATTGCCCATTGCTAACCTAGAGCAATCTAAGAATGTTTCGACTCAAAACAAGGATTCTAAAAAGAAATCCTTACCCTTCATTCGTCTGACACCGAAATCTAGGTAAGGATTATCGTGGTATGGCTTTCGCCACGGAAAATCTTATTGATTCTTGTAAGCGTGTCAGCACCAACAAAGCACGCTGCAAAGATACTAATTCATTTTCATACTGCAAGGTCTTTAGTGCATTATTTTACTCCGATTGCGCATTTTTAACACAAAATACAATTTTAATTACATATACGAAACTATAAATACATTAAACCGCTTGCAATTTTAACATTTGACACTCTAAGGCATTTTCAAGACAAAAAAAAAGAGAGCAACCACCATCACTGGCAGCTGCTCCATAAGTTGTTACCTTAAACCAATCTAAAACCTTAATAACTAAAAACCAACCTAATAAAATAACTTTTTCTTATATTTTACCGTGAGAAAGAAAATCATTGTAACCAGCATTAAGGAAACGACCCAAAAGGAAATCATACCGAATTTCCAATAGAACAAATCCCATCCCTCCAAGTCTTTCTCAATATATTCCTTTTTGGTCTGGGCGATACTCAATTCTCTGTTTAGGCTATCCCTCTGAGCCTTATATATACTCGCTCGCTCTGCTATCTCCTTATAATGAATAAGGCTATCACGAACCTTGGATAGTTCCTTGCTGTCCCTGTATCTAATCTCTATATGAGTAGAATCCTTACCTAGCACCTTACCACTCTCATCTACCCTTGTCTTGACATCATCCTTGATGTATGTGGAATCCTTAACCTGTTTTTCGGTCTGCTCCCAATGATAAGATAGCAAGCTGTCCCGAATAAGCTTGACCCTTTCGTTGATAATTGAGTCCCAATGGGCGTAAGTAGTAGTGTCTCGCACCACCTTTTCCACTTCTACATATCTTGTTGTCCGGCATCCGTACATCATCAGCATGATGAAGAAACCTACCAATATGGTAACGAGCCAACGCCACCAATCAAATCTAAGCTCCATATCAACCTCCTTTTTGTGTGCAAAGATAAACATTTATATTACTATATCCATACAAATTATAGACTTCGTTTTTGCAAAACAAGAAAAGTGAAAAATAAGTCTTTTCTGTTAATGAACCTTACGAGACTACTCTTTTCAGCAAAATATTATTAATTACAAAGAAAATCTTTGGTTTTTAGTTGCATTTTTCAATTATTGTTTGTATCTTTGCGATGTAATTAAGAAACAAGGTTAATAATCCATTAAGCCCTACGCATCACGGTTAAGCGAATATATATGAATACAGAAAATGTGATAGAATTAATAAATCGTGCTCGAAAAAAGCTAGAAAGAATAGATGACGAGAATTGTTATTCACTATCAATGGATATAGATAAGCTTTTGGATTTTGCACTAAAAGAATTGAAGGATGAGTAATACTTTATACGTTCCAAAGAACAAGAATATAGATAGAAGAACAAAAAATATTGTTCACCTATCTGATGGTTCTATAAAATATGATTTTAATAAGTATAATAGCTATATTGAAGCTATTTATGCTGATTATATTGATTGCCGAACGGACGAGCAATTAAAAGAGTCTATTTCTCTTTGTTTTGCCGATAGCCTTGACCAAAAGGTTATGTTTAAGAAACTAAAATTACAATTTTTATCAGCCCTCGCCAACACGGATAAGGCATAAGACATGAAACCTATATTTCTAGAAAGTAGGATAGCTTTTATTGCTTGCGATGAAGATGAATGTTTGCATCTATTCACAACTCCACCTGATAAAGGATTCTTTAATTGGGTAAGCGATGGTTATGGTCATTGTTTTGATATTGACGAAAGCTATTGTGAAGACTTAGGCATTGATGTTCCAACTTGGGATGATGAAGAGCCGATAGAAGTTGAAATCGACATTCATATTAGCAAGCACGAAGAATAACAATATATTAAGCCCTCGCCATCACGGATAAGGCATTAGATATGAAAAATATCTATGGAAAGACAGTATATCCCAAATACGAGATTACTCTTAAACAGCACGTAAAAGGTAGTGTGGAAGACAATTACGAAAGTGTAGAGTTTGATGGAGCAGACAATTATAGAGAAGCTGTCAAAATGGCTAAGAAGTATTCGTTAGATATTGGTTCTGGAAACATGCGTTATAAAGAATCAGCATCATTAGATGCGGGTCTTGCGCAAGTAACCATAATCTGTTACTATTCTGACGATATATCAGATTATAATGAGGTGTGGCAAGAAGAATACATAAACGGAAAGAAAACAAAAAGATATTAAGCCCTCGCTATCACGGTCAAAGTAACTTTATGGCTTATCTTAATAAAGAACAATACGAGTATCGCAGAAATAGTGCTGCCGAAAGATTACACTCTACTTGGGTGAGATTGACAAGAAATACGGCACGTCATTCTGTCCAACCGGAATGTTGAGGGTCTATTAAACACAAGCATTAAATACTAGATATGAATAGTAATAAAACATCTAAACGAGGCGGTGCAAGAAAAGGATCTGGACGAAAAGCACTAAATCATGTATATTTACACATTAGAATACCTAAAGATATAGCAGAAATTATAAAGCAGAAAGCTAAAGAAGAGAATATAACAATAGGTTCTTGGATTGTTAAGAATTTAAAAAATATATAAAAATAGGGTGTATCATAACACCCTATATAGATTACCAAGTGATTATCTTTCCGTTATTACATACGAGCTTTCCGTATTGTATATTTCCAACCCTGCGAAGCCATCCATGCAGGTTCACACCTTGTCTAGGGTCGTTGTTCACAATCGCATTGAGAAAGGCAATTCGTGACACCTTCAGCTTATCGAACAACGCCCATTGACCTTGTTTGTATGAATTGATAGCAGCTAAGGTCATATTACCCATGATACCATCAGCTTTTGTTCCTACGATAGTCTGAATCTTTTGTACGGCTCTGCTTACTCCACTATTATAAGCAAAGTCAACCAAGAGATTAGCCACCGACTGGTTGTTGATTTGGTCAGCCTTGCAAGCATCCCAATAATATTTCTTGAATATGTGATGCCATTGTTCATCGGTTATCTTCTTCAAGTCCGATGCAGTCTTACTAGCACCATAAACTTTACGGAACGTCTCTAGAGTCACGCCTTTCATCGTTGCGCCTCCCCTATCACTCTTTTTGTTAGAATATCCACCCTCGAATGAGAGGATGAATGGTTGTAAAATACTTGAGTCTGCCATAGTCTATTTGTCGTTTATGTTTTGATGTTCGCCACGTTCCCCTATCGTCTTGGTAATGCCAGCCGTGACGAACAAACTAGCTACACTACCAACAAATGCACTTAACCCCATCAAATCGGTCTTGATCGTCCCATAAGTCACCACTTCCCACACTAAGATAAAGCAGACAACCAGGAGCATCAAGAGACCTATCAGAGTAACGGACACTAAGAAGAATGCCTTGCTTGAATGTCCGCTATTAACTTGTATGAGTAATTTCAGATACTTAACCATATTTTAATCCTCCCTGTCACGATATATCTCATTTTCTTCCTTTTCAACCAACGTTTCTAAGGATTCTCGCTTTCTTGGTGGGGTTCTAAGTTGGCATCCATCCTTGATGCATCTGTTCCATTGTGCCTCATGCAAGGCAAGCTTCAAATCGTTCTTCTCATCCCTAAGATTGCGTATGGTAATACGATACTGATTGATTTCCTCATACAATTCATCTATTTTACTGTTAAGATTAACAACCGACTCGTTGGAACGTTCATAGAGAGCCTTCCACTCATCGGCATATGATGAAATAGTCTTATTCTCTTCCTGTGATGCGAGTGCCGCCTCCTTTCGTTTTCTACTATTATAATATAGCAGCGTAGAGATTACACCTGACGCACAAAGAAGATTAATTCCTGTCTGTATCAATTGAATAGTTTCCGCTGTCATTTTCTCGTGTTTTTGTTGCAAAGATAGTAATTTATATATAATAATGTGTAAACAGCCTAACCGGATAACCGCACAATTAATTTTTGTGCAAATAATCAAATATTTCTTTAAACAAAGTTATAACACATTAAATCATTTGCTCAACCAAGAATTTTTCCTTAACTTTGCAAAAAAGGTGAGTCACACCATAAAACTGAATATACATGAGAATTATAGAACAGGAAACAATAGATTACATCAAAGCTCATATTAATGAGCGTCCAAGGTACAAGTTGGCGCAAAGAATGGGTGTCAGCGTTAAATTCTTGTATAAAATAATGCACGAATGCGATTGTAAGTTCGAGCAAAAAAGACTTGTTCCACAACCCGACAAGAAACGTGATGAACAAATCACAAAACTATATCCTGACCATTCGGTCAGAGAGATTGCAGTAATTGTAGGCTGCCATCCGTCTACGGTAGGCAAGGCTGCTAAAAGGCTAAAGCTTACTCATTCAGAAGAAACTATCGAAAGACTTAAAAAGAATAGTTTGGCTAACTTAAAAAAAGCATATGATAAAGCAACTATTGGCAAAAGGGTGAAAAGTTGGCAAAGAACTATGCAGATGGAGAAATTCCGAGTTATATCCTGTATTCCGCAGCAGACGAAATTCAAATTTTCAGAAATGCCGATAAAATCATATCATGCCAAGTACCATCTTATAAATAAGTATGGGTATTTTGCTTTTGAAGGTGAACCATACATCTTAGGTTATGACCGGAATACTCGCAGAATGGATGAAGAATTCTACAAGAACAAATACGGATTTTCTTTTGAGGAGGACGAAGAATGCCAAGAAGATTAACACAAGAACAGATGGACTATATCAAAGCCCACATCAATGACTACCCACGAAAGGAAGTAGCCAAGGCTGCTGGTGTAACCTTACATACATTATACAAGTATATCACTATTTTAGGTGGAACGAAAATAGACAATAAATTGAATAATGAGACTATCCGCAAAATCTCCGACATGTACCAAACGATGACAGCGAGAGAAATCTCAGAAGTAACGAATATTCCTCAGTCTACAATATTAGGACAAGTCAGTAAGCTTGGCTTGAAACACGATATAGAAACGATAAATAGGATTCGTAAAGAACGAAACAAGTCTCTAAGAGACTATTGGAATAAAGAAAGATATGCAAGCAAAGGAAGAAAACTTCACATGCAATACAAAATGGATGAACTTAGAGTAATGTCGGGTAAGCCTCAAGAAACTAGGTTAAGAATAAGAAAGCTCTCCCCAAAGGCTTTGAATGCAAAGATGTATTTGCGAAAGTCTTATAACTATTTCTACTCTAAGGGTGAGCCGTTTATTCTCTGCTATGACTCCGAGACAAAAAGACACCCTAAAGAGGAATACTATACTGAAAAATTTGGTTTCAAGTTTGTGCGTGCTTAATTTCCGTTTGCATTTTTCGTTTTCTGCAAACGGAATTTGCAAACAAGCCTTTGATTTCCATGCATCCGGAAGTATGACATTACCTCCTATCACCTTAACTACTTGATTATTAGTGATTAAAAGAAAGTTTGATAGAGTTATTTTATCTTATCCTTATTATTCGTAACTTTGCAGCCGTAACGTTACATAGAGTTAGTTTAATTAAGGTTTAACACAAAAAGATTATTCTTATGGAGACATCAAAAACTTATGTTTTTAATCCAGAGGGTTCAGGTAACAATGGAGGAATGATGAGCTTGATAGCTCCTTTGCTCCAACAGAGAGGCGTTGACCCAAACGTTCTTCTTGCGATGAAGGGTAATAACGGATTCGGCAATGGCGATGGTTCTTGGTTCATTTGGCTGCTCTTTATCCTTTGCTTCTGTGGTTGGGGCGGTAATGGTTTCGGCTTTGGTGGCCGTGGCAATGGCGCAGGTCTTGCCAATGAAATCAACAATGACTATGGTCGTTCCTTGCTTATGGATGCTATCGGTGGCAATCGTAATGCACTCAGTAATCTCGCTACTCAGCTCAATTGTACTGAAGGACAGATTCAACAAGCAATCTCTGCCTTGACAACCCAAGTCCAGAACGTGGGCAACCAAGTAGGTATGAGCGGAATGCAAACCATCAACGCTCTTCAGCAAGGTAACATGCAGATTGCATCACAACTCGCTGACTGCTGCTGCCGTGTAAATAACAATATTACGGCTATGGACGGAAACGTCAAGTTGGCTATGTGTCAGCAGACTGGCACTTTGCAGAATGCCATCAACAATGTAGCCGTAAGTCAGGAACGAGGTTTTTCTAATGTTGCTTTCGAAACTAAAGGTCAGACATGCGACATTTTGAATGCTATTAAAGATAGTACTCAGACCGTAGTTAATGGCCAACGCCAAGCAGAACTCAGAGATATGCAGGACAAGATAGACCATCTTCGTGAAGAGAATGGAACTTATAAGTCTTCTGCCATGACTTCGCAGATTGTAGGTCAAGCTATGGCACCTGTCAACGCTATGTTGGCTGGCTTGCAAAAAGAGGTAGATGGTATCAAGTGTAAGCTTCCATCAACTGTTACAACCAGCTACAGTCCATTTACTGCTGTTCCAAATTGCGTTGCTTGGCAAACAGGCTTATATGGTCTGAATGGTGTCAACAATGCAAGCTTTTGGGGTTAATTAGGAAAGGAGGCTGCTATGTTATGGATGAGACCTTTTGCATGGGTTAATCGTAACGGCTCGGCAGCTATCGCATCTACAGGCGTGGTGGTGAACACCGAAAATGTCGTTTTCTCGTTCAGAAACCACGCCTTCGTGAATGCTAACTATAGGGGAACTATCTTTGTGAACCTATATCAAGCTATTCCGACTGGTACGACAAATACGCTGCCAATCCTTTTCGAGACCAATGGCGTAACCCAAGCTGTAACTAAGTTCAACGGCAATCCTTTGACGGTAGCCGACATTGCAGGAACTGGAGTTTATCAGTTTTGGTTCGAGCGAGATACTAACACCCTTCAGCTAATGACGGGTATTGTTTAACAATTAACATTACAAAGCTATGTTTCAAGGACTTCGACCTAACAGCATATTCTATGTGCTTGACAAGGGTGAAAACCCAAGTCTTAAAATCGGACAGGTTGTATCGGTCAGTAACCCACAACCTAAGTTCCCAACATATACTCCTGGGCAATTCAACCCACAACCAATGGAGACTACCGTTGATGTTGTCGTAAAATTGCCTAATGAACAAATGGAGTTCAAACAACTCCCATCCAATATGCAAATTGCAAATTCGGAAAACCTCGTGGTTTCTGAAAGCCGTGAAGCTATGGATGCGGAAGTTGAGGCTATGTATCGGCATTCTAAGGAGATTGTGGAAAGCGAGCCATACCACAAAAAGGTTATGGAAGAGTGCGCAAAGATGCGTGCCGTATTGAATCCACAAATAGCCAAAGACAGACAACAGGAAGAAGACATCAATAACCTCAAAAGCGAGGTTAGCGGAATGAAGGGAACTTTGACCGATATTAAGTCTATGTTGTCAGTGGCTTTGGAAAAAGTTAATACAAAAAAGTAAATCATTATGGGATACATGATAGAAATTACCGAAAACAAGGTAAATGAAATGTCAGAACTTGTAGAGAAGATGCTTAAGTATGGTGGTAAACTCATGCACTGCATTGATGAAATGGGGGATGACAAGTATGGACGAATGGGTCACAGAAACCCAATGCCGGATTACCGAGACAATTGGGATGACGATGATGACCGCTATGGTGAAAGACATGGTGGTCGCAGAGGTGGCGGTTATCGCTATTAGTATTACACTTTGAGGTGGGGAGAAATCTCCACCTCCTTTAAAAGCTTTTATTATGGGAAGATACAAAATACCACTTGACGCATACGATATGAAGCCTGAAGGGATGATTGCATACCTTCGCTACAATGGCTGGCACTTCAATAAAAAGATGTGCGATTGGGCTATTACCTTAATGCGCAAGACAAACGCAACGACTGGTAAGCTCGAAAAAGTTGAACCGACAGAAAAAGATACAGTCGAGGAACTTCTTAAAGTCAATAACGTAAAGTTGGAGAATGCCGACAATTACGATTTCGTCTATGTCGCAAACATGGCTAGAGCCGATTTCTTTAAGTCCTCTTTAAAGGACGAAGCTGCTTTGGCTCAATTCATTAAGGATATGGTGGATGACCCAGACCAAGCGGACGGATTTATTTTCAATAGATTTTATGCCGATTGCAACCATAATGGTATCGGCATTCCATGGGATGATGTATTATGATTAAACAAGAAATTTACTTGGAGAAATACGATTGGAATGTGATTGTATGTCATGTAGCTAATCAAGAAGATGTTGACGAAGCTATGGACTTACTAAGTTCCATTGATTGTAAGGGGCAACCATTATTGGATGCATACGACCACATTTCAACCGATTCTTCAAACAAAGGATTGACATACACAAATGTTTCAAAGAAAACAAGTGTTGTGCTCATTTGCAAATCTACTTCTGAAGGTGAGTATATAAATAGTCTCACACATGAAATGTTTCATGTAGTAGCACATATATGCAACCATCTGGGAATAGATATGCAAGGCGAAGAACCATGCTATCTTATGGGATGGCTCTGTCAGTCGATATTATAGAAGATTTCCTTATAAGTTTAACTTGGTGGGCAGACCTTGGATTTTTCCATCTGCCCTCCTATAAAATTACAAGAATATGAGTTGTTCGAAAATCAAAAATTACCTTTATGAACGTTTTAATGAGGATTTTAACGTTCTATCTGAGAATGAAAATCGAGTTATCATTACATTTGATGATAATGACTTGTCGGTACTCGTAAACAAGATGGAGAATAAATTATTCATTCTCGTTCCGCTAACTAATATGCATTCGTTTGAACATCATCCGGATTGGATCTTGGTAGATGGCGAACGCATCAATAGCAACCTATTTTGGAAGGAATGCGGCAACCAAGTGATAGAATATCAAGGTGATGCCCCTATAGCTATCAAGCAAGACACCATAGAGAGAATTGTTAATGATTTCATTAAAAACAGATAACGTTTTAAAATTTGCATTAATTTATTTGCAAAGCCATCTTTTTTGTCGTATCTTTGCATTGTAATAAAAATGGTGAGACACACCGAAACAACTGTGTTTTACAAACTTAATTTTCGTAGATAAAGATATTAATATATCAATATAGAAAAAAAGCAAAATTATGACAGAAAAAGGATATTTAATCAAGAAAAAAGTATTATTCATTGATTTAGACGACACGATTATTACAACTATATCAGGAAACACCTTTCCTACAGATGTAACAGATTTCAAAATCCGTAAAGAGGTTTTGGATAAGATTGTAGATGCATTCCCTACTCTTTACTATGTTGAAATAGTCTCAAACCAAGGAGGCATCCCTCAATTTGTTGACGAACAGGATTTTATCGGCAAGATTAAGGCTATTGAAAGCTTTATGCAAAAATATCTTCGCAATCATACCGGACGAAATATCTTCGTCAACTCTATGTATTGCCCATCGCATGCAGAGATAGAAATGAGAAAGCCAAATACAGGAATGCTTGAGTCGTATTCTTCTTGGAAGAAAAGTGAGCTGATAATGATAGGTGATGCTAGCGGAAAAGAAGGTGACTTCTCGGACTCCGACAAACAATGTGCGGAGAATTTCGGTATTGAGTACATAGATATAGAAGACTTTTTGAAAATGTAAAAATAAAAAAAAAGGAAGTCAGAGTGACTGTTGCAATTTTTGCAACAGTCACTCACGCAAACTGAAACAAAAAAGAGAGGCAATCACTTACCTCTCTTACTCAACTTGTAAGGAACACTTACATGTTCAACTATTATTTTCTCTTACTCTTAATGAAGTGCAGTATATCCCACTTCTTAAAATATCGGGTGTGCCCTCGCTTTTTGCATTCTCCGTTCGGAATGTCACCTCTAGCAACCATTCTATTCAATGTTGCATCAGAAACGTGAAGCTTCTCCTTGACCTCCTCGGTGCTCAACATAGGGTTGAGAGCATACGGCAGATAGTTCTCACAAAGGTCTTCTATCTCATCGCTACTCATTCCACAAGCAGTTACCTTCTCCCCTCTCTTCTCTTGCTCGTCTGCTCGAAAACAAGAATCCGATAACGATTTTAATAACACTCCCAAGGTGTGATAACCAAATAACTTTCCCATATCATTATAATCTAGAGATTAAACTTTGACAGCCCTTGCCTGAGTAATACTTATCGGCAAAACCATATACATAAAATATAATGGTCATTACAAGTATTACAACATTAGATTCCACCATTTCGTTGGTGGTAAAAACATTCCAGTATACAATATGAATAGCATTTATCCCAAATAGGTAGATGATCATCGGAATACGCCATCTGTAGCAGAGCCAAAAGAATCTGCTAGCAAGTATAAGCACAAGCGGATGGATGTAAACTGAGAAATAGATAAATGCTGCCGATACCCAATTCTCCTTAAACCATACGCACATTTCTTTTTCATGAGACGCAAATGTTACCATGCATGCAATATGAAAAAGCATGATAAACAGAGGCATCACTTCACAATAATACTTAAACCAAGTGAGTAGCTTTACGCTGTAGCCTCTACCTGCAAGGATAATGACGTTTATCATTTCGCTAACGTCCATGTCCTTAAACATTACTCTTGACAACTGTACAACACCGACTGATTGAACTAACCGATGGACTTCATCTTCTTCCTCTTTAGTCATAAATTCTTCTCCTTTTGTTTTATTATTTGTTCTTAGTTCCTCATTCTTAATAATAAGGAAAGTGCTGCAAAGATACACCTTTTTGCACAAAACCAGCGGAAATGAGAATATTTCTGTGTTAAACTTTATAAAAAGTAACAATCTGAAAGTAGATGGCTGCAAAAATAGCGTTAGAACGGTTTCCTTACCAAATTCTAACGCTATTAGTGTTTATCCTATCAAAACCTCAAGGCTCTCCATATCAGCGAACTTCAAGCCGCAATCCTTAGCAGCCTTGAAAATCTCTTTCTCTTCAACTTCCTCGATGGCTACCTCTACCTCCTTGTCGGCAAGTTCCTTGAAATACTTCTCGGTCTTCTGCTTCTGATTGAAGAAGTACTCATTGACCTCAGCGAACTTGGCTGAATCGTCCTTGGTGTATTCGTAGCCCTCATTGGCGTGCTTCTGCTCCAACTGCTGGCACTCCTGGAGCTTGCACTGCATCTCCTCGAACTTATCGTCCTTCAAGCTCTGCTGCGCTTCCTCCACATCCTTGTCGTAGGTATCGGCTACTTGGCGCAGTGCCTTCATATTCTTCCAAACTCGCATAGCGGCATCATCGCTCATTGATGATGTCTTCAATGCCTTCAATGTTCTGTAGGCTGCAACAGCCTCGATTGTCTTAATCTTTTTCATAATTGTTTCTTTATTTTTATGTTATACAATATTCTTCTCCAGATTGCCATAGCAGAATACCTTTCCTATTAACAGTGCAAAGTTAAGAAAATAATTCCGAATAGCAATGCAGGAGGAGCAAAATTTGCGAATTTAAAATTAACTTCCCCATGTTGGATAATCACTAGGTCGCAACGTGTCTGCTTTCTCGGTGAGAACGTAAACCACAAATGCATTTCTAGTATATTTGTTATATTAAGAACATCTAATTTTTAACGCATAATATAACTACCTCCTGGAGGAACTTGTTTCCATCCACCATCTATATTAATTTCAAAAGATAATTGACACATTTGTCCATAATAACCTCCTTCATAAATATTATCAAATCTTATATATACTTCAATATAATCTGTTCTACTACCATTAGGAACAGTTATAGAAGATATACCTTGACCAGAGCTATTAGATACATAACCTCTTCCGTATGTTGTCTTATTACGAGTAGGCATACGAAAGGTCTGATTATTACCATAAGTACAAACACTTCTAAACATACCATCAGTAACTGTTAATGCAGCATCAGGAAGTTTATATATTTTAGCTTTACAAATACAAGTAGCACCAACTAATTCTCTCAACGATGAGAAATCAACAAAACCACTAGAACCACTTTTAATACTTTCCATATTAATTTGTCTAGGATAATATTTAAAACTAATAGCACCTGGTAAAGATATAAAAATTATTTTTGTATTATCATCTAAAGTTGCATTACGAGTATACGCTAAAAAAGGCACAATATCAATAAACTTATCTCCACTTCCTATATCGAAAGTTATTTCTTTACTAGCATATACATAATCTGTTGGTTTTTGACAATTACCAACATAATAATTTTTATAAATCTTATCAGTATCATTATATGGCGAATCATAACGAATTTGAATCCAAAAAGACCAACCTAAAGATAAATCAGTTATTATATCATCCATAGTAAGATTTGTGTTATTATCAACATGTGTATTCATATATAATACACAATTAAATTTAGGAATTGAAGAATAATAAACTTCAACGGTATGAAATTGAGGAATAGAAGTCAGAAATGTATTCCCTGATGCTTTACTATTATAGTTTCTAAAATCACTTAATCTATAAGGAGAATTAACACCACCTTTTGGAAAATGTTTTCCTGATACACTTGTACTTGTATTATCATGAATATAACCATTATTACCATATACATTATCTTTATAAAGGTTGTTACAAGCTTTAATTGCAAAACCTTCTCCTCCATAATTATAACGTAAGTTCTTATAAGTATCCATAGGTATATTCATACCACAACGAACAACACAAGTATATTTACTATATGAAGATGTTGCTTTTTCATCAGAGTCTTCTCTAATAGGATATTCTTTAAATTCACCTTTACAACTAATAGGTTTATACTTACTCCATATATTTATATTTTCACTCTTACAAAGAGTAGCAAGGTCATTGCTACTCTCTCCAAGAGCTTGTTTAACATCATCAATGCTAACAGGAGCACTAATAATTCCAGTTTCACTATTGTAAGACATAATCTTTATTTTTTAAATATTCAACTTCAGTTTCTAATTCTGTTACAACTTCTTTAGTAACAACTCGCTCTACTGTTACATTGAACACTAGGCAAGGCAGCTCTATAAGAGCCACCCTGCGTTAATACTCACGATACTTACTCTGCTGCCTCGCTTGCCATATTAGCGGCGATAGCGGAATTGACCTCCTTAATCAATGCTGATACCTCACTGAGCTTGCTCTGCGGAACACCGCTGATGTTGTAGGTCAGCTCGCTGCCGTTGGAGCTTGCGTTCGCATTGCCGAGATAATTACCATTTGGGTCACCATAGATACTCATATTGATGCTCTCAATGTTGCCACCCGTCTTGTCAACATTGTAGGTGATTTCTACTCGATAGCCGCCCTTGGTATAAGTGGCAGTTGTCTGTTCACTCTTCTTGTTAATCTTTAAATTCTCCATTTTCTAATCTAATTTAATGAATTAATATTCTTGTTATCTAATCTCTTCTTGTTGCAGTCTTCCTTATCTCCACTCAATCGCTGAACCTCTGATTCAAGGAAGACCACCCGAGCCTTCAACCTGCTGACCTCATCGCCCACCTGCTCAATAGCACCGAATGCCGTTGCAATCAGCTTCGGAGACCAGTAGTTAATCTTGTAGTAGCCCTTCTCGTCCGTCTCAACGATGTCCTTTAAGTGAGGGTTGCACAAGACGTGCTGGGCAATCCAACCGATAGACCTTGTGTTGTCCTTCTTCCAAGCAAAGCCGAATGTGCCACCCATTGCCTTGATGATGCCCAAGTAGTCCAGCTTCCGCAAATCCTGCTTCAAGCGGATGTCAGAAGATTGATAAGCTGTAACTCCACCTTTAGCAAGAATACTATTAGGGAAGTAAGTATTCATATTATAATCGAAATTATATATATGACCAGTATGACCCATAAATCTATCAGTAGGAAATGAATACTTAGTAAAAGCAAATATTCGTATTTTATTTATTGAAGCATTACGTAATTCTGTAGTATTTTGGTCATGTTTAAACTTAAATCTAATATATCTTCTACTATCATTTCCTACAGGAAAACCTTCATTACCATTAGATAGATTTATATAATTAAACTGGTTCCATCCGTTCATATATTTAATAAAAGTATTGACTATAACACCTTTACTATTTAAATATTCTACAGTACAAGTAACACCAACACCTTGTCCTATATCAACACTAGCAAAATAAACTTGAGAATAACAAGCATTAGGAACATCAAACGTAAACATTAGTTGGTTCTTTTTTATTTGAGCTAGTTTCTCAGCATCATTATTACCAGTGATAACATTGCCACCTAAGTATAAACTATCAACACCTGCGACATTCGCATAGGCCTGAAATTTAGTATCATTTGATATATTATAATTAGTCCAATTAGTACCATTATCGTTAGAGTAATGTATATCTACATTTGTAACAGGTATACTATCAGTAATAGCAGTAATTCCAGAACATAACTCATCAGCTGAAACATAACAACCAGTTCCTTTATTATTAACTTCATAATTTGTGGGTAATATACCTTTATTATTTATTAAACCGTTAACTGATAAATTACCAGCAATAACAGCATTTTTACTAACACTAATACTATTACAACTAATAACATCAGTAACAGTAAGACTTTTAAACGTAGCACTACCATATTGTGTTATGTTCCAATAACTACTATTTACTTGACTACATATATCTTGAGTACATACCCAACCAGAATTATTAGCATTACCTAAATATAAATTACCGCCACTACCTCCAATTCTAGCTCCACTATCAGGAGTTATAGTTGTAATACTTGCAAGTCTAAGTGTACCATTACTTTGTGCACTATTAGCACTAAACACAGAACCATCAGCTATACCAAGATAAATAGTTTTATTAGAATGAGTATATTTAAGTCCAGCCCATTGATTCCAGTCCCAAGCAGTTTCACCAAAACGAATAGCATTACCAGTATTAAATATTACTTGGTCGTCTATAGCTGATATACGAGCATTAGAACTTATATCACTATTTAATCGTATAGCTCCATTACTAGAGTTATTATTATTTATGTATATTGTTCCATTAACATTACCAGTTCCATCAAAACTTTGACCCCAAATACTTCTTGCTGTTGCAAGTTTGGTTGCAGAAGCTACATTATCATGTAGATAAGCAAGATAACCTACTTGAGTTGCAGTAGTAGTATTTATACCATGCACTATTCTAATTCTTCCACTAGTTCCTATATCAAATCTAGTTCTCCAAGTAGAAAAACCTTGTATATTAATTATATCACCATAACTTTCATGAAAATTATTATGACCAGTATTAGTATGAGCCCAACCATAAACTCCAACTCCATCTTTAGTTACAGATGCATCTTCATAAGCACCTCTATATCTAAGAAATGAACTTTCGTGATAGCCGTCAACAGTATCTGCATTTCCAGCACTACTAGCATAATTAACACTAATGTTCGATACGCTTTTGGTAGTTCCACCAACTGTTATACTAATTCCCTTATCAGAATTAGATAGAGCAGTAAGAAGACCGTTAGCATGATAACCGTCTAGTTTATCAGCATTACCTCCATTTGCAGGAAGAGTAGTAGGTATTTGACTAGTTAAAGCCAAAGTACCTGTAGCTCTAGGAACAGTTATATCGTGTGCTATAGTTTCTGCACTAGAATTTGTATTATACCATCTAAAATGAATTTGCTCATTTGAATCATCATCACCTACCGCTATTTCTAAAGTTCCACTATTAGCAGAAGTTTCTAAATGTCTAATCCATCCACTATCATTATTTGAATTACCATTATATGGGTCAGCAAATGCTATACCGTTAGAATAAAGAATTGTTCCACGGCATGAAGTATTATATGCTAATCCGCTAGGCATACCTGCTACAAGAGTAAGTCTATTATTATTACCTCCAGCAGTACCGACACCTTGAATCCAAATACGCTTGTTATTCATAACAAGTTGTTTATCAAGGTTTATGTTTGTATTATCAAACCATAGTTTAGCAACTTTAGTTTCGTCACTATTATATATTGCTATACCACTTACATTGACATTATTGGCAGATTTAATACAAAACGTACCACCAATATTGTGGTCTCCCATATAAGCATCGTCTCCTACTAAATACCAAGTATTATTAGCAAATTTAGGATAACGACTATCACTAAGTCTACTATCATTAATAGTAACATAGTTTGCTAAACTTTGATGAGAAGTAAGGAACGTTGCACCTTTGGTAAAGGTGAGTTTCTTCCCACTTTTCGATACCGAGGTGATGGCGTTACCAGTGCCGCTGGTCGCAACCTCATTGACGTAACCATCTAGGCTCTGATGAGCGGTAAGGTAATTTCCCTTTGGCTGATACAAGCTGGCTGCGTCAGTCCTAGTAAGGTAGCTCGCAAGGCTCTGATGTGAAGTCAAGAACGTAGTTCCCTTTGTCACGATGATAGTCGTTCCGCTCTTACTGATGGCTGTCACTGCGTTTCCACTACCGCTAACACTAACGTCCATAGCCGAGCCTCCTTCTAGGCTGGAGATACGAGAATCAAGAGCCTTGATGGAGTAGGCAGAGGCAATCTCACTCAGCGATTCTGATGTAAGCTTCAAGGCATTTGAATAACTCTTCACACTGCCGTTCAAGCCGCCACCACTGGATGATGATGTCCCAACACCATAGGCAGAAACACCACCACTAGTATAGAGGTTTGCCACCTCGTTAGTCGTAGTGTTCGTAATCTTCAACGCCTTATTGGTTGCATCATACTCCATCTTTATGTTGCCGATGGAGATGTACTTTCCGTCAGGCACGATGATACTTCCGTTAATATCGGCAGTACCGTTAAACGAGTTACCCCAAAGCTTGTGAGTATTCGTGAGCTGGAGAGCCTTTTTCGCTGAACCGCTTGTAAAGTAGCCCTGCAAGGTGGTGATACTCGTCTTGTTGGTGGATATGCCCGAAGCGTTCACCCCTTCTGCCTTTTTCGCTCTTGTTACCTCGTCAGATATAGACTTATTGATTCCATCAACGATACCACTTAAAGTGTCTGTCTGCGCAATATTGGCGAGGAAGCTCACCACCTCGTTCCACTTATTGATAATTCCGTCCGCAGTCTCCTCGTCAGTAGTCATAAGGGCGTACCAGTCATAGGCACTATTCCAACGACTTACCTTAGTGGATGAAATGTCGTCCAATACAGACTTATTGCTATGAGTATGCTTTGCTGATACCGCACCATCCCAAGCCGTCTGCTTTGTTGTTGTTGGGATGGAGTAACCAGAAGCAAGACTAATAGCAAACGTACCGCTTGTTGTGATGGTCTTAGTTGCGCACGTCAAACCAGTAGGAAGGGTAAGAGCTACAGATGTAACAGTACCCTTATTGGTAGTATAGCCCTTTGCATCAATCTCCGCTTTGGTATAATAGCTTGCGAGAGACTGATGAGCAGTCAGATACCCTTTATCATTGGTAAGCTGGCTTACCTTCGTGATGCGGTCAGTGATTTCTGTCCACTTATGGGTATGCGCACTAGGTGTGAATGTTGATGGCTTACCCGTGATGTTATTCCAAGAGAGATTAAGACCGCCAAGTTCTGTGGCTATGTTGTCAATTCGGCTGCTGAGAGCCTTGATAGCATAGGCATTCGGAATACTAGTCAAGTCTGCATCCGTATAGCTTCCTTCTAAGATTCTCGCATAGCTGATTACGCTTGCAATCAAGCCGCCACCACCCGTGGTAGATGCTCCTGCTCCGTATGCGGTAATACCACCAAGAGCATAGAAGTTAGCTGCTTCCTTTCCAGCAGCGTCCTTGGATAGTCGAAGGGCATTGTTGGCACTATCATACGATAGATAGATTCCACCAATTTTTAAGCTGCCTTCGGTTGTCACGTTACCCGATACGTCAAGATGAGTGAAAGGCTTCTGTGGGTCGATAGATAATACGTTTGCCAGCTTTGTTGTGTCGGTCGTTCCGCTCTTCCATACAGGAGCGAAGAGAGCGAGCTGTACACCAACATTATTCTTGTTGATAATGAAAGATGTCGGGTCTGCGTGCAAAATACCGTCTGCGTCCCACCAAAGGTTGCCGTTGGCGAAGTAGCCAGTTCCGTCAAAGCGTAGGAGGGACTTGGCAGCAATTTTCTTCTCTTCCTCTGTTGTCGTGGAGGCTTGCTTGTCGATAGCCTTTCCACCTAACCAAAAGGCGATGCCATTCTCCTTCGTGTCCGCTCCATTGATACCTGCGGTAACATTTCCCTTATCGTTACGTAAGGCTATCAATGTAGAGAGGATAAGACCACCCTTGACTACTGTGTCTCCATCAACAAGAGCAGCCTTGATGTATTCAAGACCTGCCATATTGGTGATGAGCTTAGTATTGAGACCATTAAACAGATTAGACGTGATATAGTTGTTCGCCACACCCAGCTTGTCGTAGAAAGCCTTATAAGCATTCGTGAAGTTGGTATACTTCTGAGCCGCAGCCGCCTTGATGGTAGCCTTTCCATTTGAATCAGAAGCGTTGTATCTGCTTACGATGTCAGAAAGATAGGTAATGAGTTCATTTTTTGCGCTATCGAGTGTAGCCTTAGCTGAAACCAAATCCGTTTTATAGGTCGTTTCTTTACCATCCTTATCCAACAAGAACTTAGAGCCAACAACATTATTATACGACTCAACGGCTGCATTATAATCGTCCTCCAAACGCTTACTATCCTGCGCAATAGCCGCAATCTCCGAGCTATCCAAGTAGCCATCAGAGGTAAAAACATCGAAAGCCTTCTTATTGTTAGATACGGTCGTTCCGAGGGTAATCAAATTAGTTTGCGTGTTCTTAATCTCTGCTTGCGCCTTCTCAGCAGCTTTCTTTGCTTCCTCTGCCTTCGTGTCATCGGTATACTTGCTAGCCAATTTCCAATCGGCAATATCAAACTCTTCACCTTCTGTCTTGGAGGTGGAACACTTCAAGATTTCATTCTTGTAGGTACTGCCGTCAGAAGGATAAGTGGCATTGACCCACATATCATTCACGTCGTATGGTGGAACTGGCTGAGAGCCGAAGATACGTCTCTTTGATTTTGCATCTTTGAGTGCTTGGCTTGAATCTTCGATTGCCTTGGTCAGTTCCGTGTCTGTGATGATAATCCACTTATAGGTAGAGCCATCCTTGGCAAAGCGGTATGCCTTGCCCGTCTTGTTGTCATAATACAAATCCCCGAGATGGTTTTTCATCATGTCCGTGTCCCATCCGCTAGCAGGTTCGGTCTTGAGTGTAGGAACGCCGTCATAGAACCAAGTCTCAATAGCTCCGTCTATCTGGTTTTGAAGGTCGGTAATCGTCTTCGATTTCTTGATAATGGTCTCAACGGCATTCTTATCCAAGCTCTTCTCGGTGATGTACTTATCCAAGGTCTTTCCATCGTAGGTGGACTTAATATCCAAGTCTCCCTTGATGGTTACTTTCTTCTTGTCGCTATCATACTTGACGTAGGAATCACCCTCGTAATTATTGGCACTAGTAGGTCGGTCTCCGAAGTACATATCTCCGTAGACGTGGAAGAAAGCCTTGTTCGTGGAATGGTTCACGCCATAGTTCACATACTCCTTGTTATTAAATGTGTAGCCGTCAACTCCGTGATAGAGCGTTATGCAAGGGGAATAGGTGTCAACGGCAGAGAATACCAAGCAACTTTGCCTTGTGATGTCCGTTCTATTACCGCACTGATTCAGAATGTCATCAACCATAGGCTCATCGCTGGCTGCGTCCTTGTCGATGTCCGATAAATCCACATAATGATATTTCTTGCCATCTATCTCCACTGCCTCGGAAGACACACCGATGACTAGTCGCCAATAGTAGTGATTGCCGACATTGTGATATTTCCCTTGTGTGAGGTTGAAACTCTTGCTTCTCGCTTGGTCTCCAACCTTCCATTTATTATCCACCTTTGAGCCATCTTGCTCACCAAGGAAGTAGCATCTGTAAGCCTTCTGACTAACACCATCATAGGTAATATTCACCTCCTCAACCTTCAATATTCGGTTACTGCCTACTGGGGTAATGAACAATTCACCACCCAATGTGTCTGTATGCAATATTTCCAAGGTCTCGAAGATTGCTTTCATTCTGACTTGTAGATAATCTGTGGTTAGATGGGTGTTATCTAGTTCGTCAAGAGTCCAATCCCCGTTCGCCCCGACCTTCATTCCCTTCAAGAACTTCTGAACCTTCTCGAAGGTGATAGTACCTTGTGCGGTATCGTCTTTCGTTTTATTTAATCTTTGCTCATCTATTGCCCTTGCCGAATACACATTGTAATCAGTAGGTGCAGTCTTATCATAGCTCTTTATGATGTAAATTGATTTTCCTCCGCCTCCATTACCATTAAGATAACTCTGTCCGTTATATACAAGTTCCTCAATTTTAGACTCCATTGCATTGAGCCGTGAATATGACGGTTTTTCTCCAACATAATATTTTGCCCCATCATAAGGAATATCTAGACAAAACTCATAACCGATAATTCTTGAAGCCCTATAACTGTCACCATAACCTTTATTATAAAGATTTACCCTGTCTCCTACTCCATGCAAGTTACCCCTACCCTGATTATAGGAATAGTTAGCCTCAGCGGTACATGTATATGTCGTAGGGTCTATCATAGACTTCTTCAAATTCTTTATGGCATCCGTCAGCAACTCATTGGAAGCAGCAGATACCAAAGTGTCACCCAATTTGGTAGAATCCCAATTATAGAGAACAAAAGTATCTCCTTCCTTTGGATGCAAAGTTGTGTCCGGCAAAAAACGACCATAATCCTCATTAGCAACAATCTCAAATACCTGCGACTTAGGATTTATCTGTTCCTTTCCATCTTTCAATATCGGATTACCATCATCGTCTTTAAGTATTTCTTCAACTCCATCTGGATTAAACTCACATTCGAAGTCCATACCATTAAGAGAACCGCTTTGGAATACTATATGCAGGTTCTTACTACTAAGAATATATGACTTTCGAAAAGCCATATCACCTGTTTTTTCGCCATCTTCATTGATTATAGAAAGTGAGTTTACACGATAGAATGTCCTTTTGATGAAGTCACCTTCTTCAGGTGTATTTTCATCCTCTACATCTTTTTCGTATGATGTCACCTTAGACGTTTTGATAAGATTTCTTGGATAAATATCATCATTTGTAGTTACCCCCTCAACATACTGGTCTTCACGGAGTCCACTAACTTGTATATATCCATTTTTCAGTTCAAAGCCATTCTCTGCTAGCAATTGCTTGTTCTTGTCAGAGCATTCTGCTGAATTTGGTAGCATGAGACGTTTTTCAACAACACCATCCTTTGTTATATCCGCATCAGCATCATTCTTATATCCGCTAGGCAAGTTCCTTGCAGCTCCAAAAGCATATACCCTGTTTGCATAAGTGGACTGGCTTTGTGAGCTTGACATAGAAACGATATTGTCGTTAAGTCTGAAATCAGTAATAGCATTCGTATTCTCACAAGTTCCAAAATGCAGTATATTTCCCTCAAACCACCATTCACAACCAAACGTCTGGGCTATATTCGCAATAGCATCCAACATACTTGTGTTTGAATAGGTTATAAGCTTTGCCGCATTTGCGTCTACACTCGCATCAATAACATAAGTATAGTCCGTTCCTTCGCCTTCAAATTTAGGATCGTAAAGATAAGACTTGTCTAACTTCGCATAATAAGCTAGACTTTTCATTATCACCTCTACATGGGTGCTTATTGTTGAAGTAAGAGAGAATGTCGCTTCTTGTGAACCTGTATTCGGACGATACTTCAATATCTTGTTCTTGAACTTACGATAATATGCATCAAATAGAATTTCATAGGAATATCCGATAGTATCATTATCTTTGGCCTTAGTTAAATCTATCAGTTCAAATCGACCATATGGCGTATCTATAAAATCACCAAGCAAGAAATATATCGGCTTAGAAAGCTTAAAGGAAAGCTTACAATAATGAGACTGCATCAGTTCATAATGAACCAATGCGTCCTGTGTGACGGGAGCAGAACATCTTACCTGTATGTTTCCATCATTATCGTAATACTTTATGTCAATTTCATTATAAGTTTTCATAATTATTCTATATCTTCAAATTCTTTCAACGTAAACATATTTATATCAAAATCCGTCAATACTCCCCTGTTCGTTGGATTATATTCTATGAACTTCAAGCTTTTCTTGCCGATAGCCCCACCTTTCCCCCTTGAATAAGTAGGAGATTTTCTCGCACAATACAAACGGTATACATCATCTTTCGATTTTGGAACCTGTATCGTAACAAAGCCATTATCCATAAGCGAATCAAAGGCTTTTACCCTTTTATTATAGTCGCTATGGTCTCTGCCGACAATAACAAACTCCAAGGTAATGCTTCTTTCTGCCTTTTTGGGACGGATAGGAACAACCCTAGTTCCATGCTCTGTCCTTACTTCATTGGTTATATAACTTTTATTGTCTGCGTCAGCTTCCAACGCATCCAAAAAGCCATTCCCCATCTTAACCCGATAGGTAGTCCAAGCATCTTTTCCGTTTATGATAAGTTCATTCGTGTTCATGCCAACAAAGTTAAAAACAAAATGAGGAATAATATTATATTATTATCACAATGCTTTCACTTAAAATTTAAGTGCAAAAAGGGCGCAAATTCTAACAGAAAATGCGCCCAAAAACAATAAGCATTTAAAATTATGAAGTTGTGTTTTCGTTTCCCTTTACTTTTGCGGCTAACGCTACTTTATCTTCTGCATCCTTGCGTATCTTTTCAATTTCTTCAGCAGGAGCGTCAGTAAGAGCCAGCATTTGTACAGCAGTCTCTAAAGAAAGTACGCCTTGATTATATAGTTCCGCTATTACTTTCCACTTATCCTTTTTGTCATCCTCGAAAGGTTCGGCAAAATCGAATTCGACCTCCAATTTATCCAACTTGCTTCTCATCTCAGGATATAGTTCCTTCATTACGGCTATAATCACATGCGATAATCTACCAACAAGTTCTTCATAGATTTCCATTCGGTTAGCTCGCTTGATGTAACCCAATACCAACGCTCGTTTTATGCCGACACTAGTAAGCGTACTCATAGCTTTCATCAGTTCCGGTGACATATCCGGTGTAAACGTATCAAACAATATAGACTGAGCCAAGTCTTCTTTCTCTGCCTTGCGGATTTCGGAATTCTGAGGTGGGTTGATATATTCAAACCTAGAGTTCTTGCCTGTAAGTTGTATGAGTTTACCTGGCTTGTTCCGCTTAGGGATTGATTGTATCACGTCAGCAGTTGCAGCGGCAATAGGGTCAGCAAAGTAGTTGTTAGTATCTCCTATCTTGGAATCAAGCATTTCTTCACGTTCCATTCTCGGTTCTGCTCCTTCCCATGCCTTTGGCTGACGAAAATAAATGCCATTAATTTTTCCTGTCGGATTAGGATACTTATACACTTTCCACCCAAAGCCACCACGTTCACAATGATAGTTAAAAACGGATGTCAATATATCCCAACATTCGATAGTCTTTGATTCTCGCTTTAAGGAATAGCCTACAGCAAAAGCAAGCATGTTTCCGTACTGGTCAAACAACTCTCTCATCTTATGTCCCTTTGAGCGAGCAGCAACATACACATCAACATGCATTTTTCCGTTTTTTTGCGAGAAATTAAAAACAAAACCGCTTTCAGTTTCTGCTCCGGCAAGTCGTTTACATTGACGTAGCTTGGTATTGAAGTATATATCCTTCAAGTATTTTTTATATAGTTCAAAGGCTTCATCGTCACCTTCAGTCTTCTTCCACATAACCGGATTGCCTAACAAGAAGAACAATTCTACCTCATTGATGTATCTTTGTCTTGTTCTTGCCAACTTCTCCGTCCTGTATGGTTTCTCTCCCTTTACCCATTTATCTTCACGACTCATTACCTTATGGGTTTGTGGATTATATTCCGAAATAGCATTATCTACATCGAAATCATGTTGTTCCATCATGTTTACGACAGAATCAACATCGTTATCGTCCAAACGTTCGAAGATGCTTCTCTCCACACCCAATGCGTTGAGCGTGAGGTTTCGAAAATATGTCTTTATCTGAATAATTGAATCTACAAACATCCTTATAACTTTTTGAAGCAAAGGTAATAATAAACATGGTTTCTACATACTTTAATTTACGTATGCCTTTCACTTAGTTTTTAAGTGAATAAAAAAGACTATTTACTAAAGAATCTATCTTTATTTAGTAAACAATCTTTTTTATTTACACATAACTTTTATCTACCCTTATAGAA